GTCGGCCGCGCGCGCCGACAGGTTTCCGGAGTTGCGTGGCAGGATCGCGCGCCGTGACGGACCCCCAGATGGACCCCGAACCGCTGCCGGGTGCGCTGGCCACGGAGCAGTCGCCGGCCAACCTCAAGATCGTGTACCGCAAGGTGGCCGATCTGCGCACGTACCACAAGAACCCTCGGCGAGGGGACGTGGAAGTGATCGTGGCCAGCCTGCGCGCGCACGGGCAGTACAAGCCCATCGTGGTCAACCGCGGCACGTACACCGGGCGCCCGGACGAGGTGGCCGTGGGCAACCACACGCTGATCGCGCACCGTGAGATCGGGGCCGAGTGGATCGCCACGGTGGAGCGGGACTACGACGAGGACCAGCTGGCCCGCGTGGTGCTGATCGACAACCGCAGTAGCGAGCGCGGGGGGTTCGACGAGGGCGCGCTGGCCGAGCTGCTGGGGGGGCTGGATGGGGTGGCCGACACCGGGTACACCGAGGCCGACCGGGAGTCCATCGTGGCCCTGGCCGATGACGACAGCTGGGGTGAGGACAGCGGGGGTGCCGGTGGGAAGGGCGCGGGCCCGGACGAGGACGACGCGGACGCCATGTGGCCCAAGATCGCGCTCCCGGTGACCCCGGAGGTGTTCGAGGGGTGGCGCGCCATGCTGGACGAGCACGAGGGCAAGAACGATCACGCCAAGCTGGCCCAGCACCTGCGCAGCCACGGGCTGATGGAGTGACCCATCCCGGGGCTCCGGCCATGAGCCTGCTGTGGAGCTACTACTACGCCCGCCGGTTGCCCATGGACGAGTTCCTGGGGGGACTGGAGGTTCCCCGGCTGCGCTTCTTCGCGGACAGCGGGGCGCACAGTGCGCGCACCCTGGGGGGGCACATCGAGCTGGACGACTACGCCCGGTGGATCAAGCGCTGGTCCCCGTGGTTCACCATCTATGCCAACCTGGACGTGATCTGGGCCGCGGAGGCCACGTGGCGCAACCAGCGCCGGCTGGAGGACGTGCACGGGCTGCACCCCATGCCGGTGTTCCACACGGGGGAGTCCTTCCGCGCGCTGGAGCGCTACCTGTCCGAGGGGTACACGTACATCGCCCTGGGCAAGCTGCTGGGCAACCCGGTCAAGAGCCTGCGCCCGTGGCTGGAGAAGTGCTTCCGCATGGCCCAGGGCACGGCGGTGTTCCACGGGTTCGGGCTGACCGTGCACCAGCTGCTGCGGGAGTTCCCGTTCTACAGCGTGGACTCCTCGAGCTGGGGCAGCGGCGTGCGGTACGGGGCGCTCAAGCTGTTCCACCAGGGGCGGTGGGTGAACGTGATGCTGGGCAACCGCAAGAGCGTCTCCCGCCACCGGGACGCGCTGGAGGCCTACGCCATCCCCGTCAAGGCCATGACCCGCGGGGGGTATGACCGCAACGTGGTGGCCGGGGCGTGCGCCATCGCCCAGTACCGCGCTGCGGACGCCCTGCGCGCCGTGCACGGACCCATCGCGCTCCCCCCGGGTAAGGGGTACCCCCCACCCGGCACCGTCCAGCACGACCGCGTGGTGCGCGCCAGCGACGACGCCCCCGGGCTGAACATCTTCCTGGCCGAGGGGAGCACCGCCGGCCACGTGCGCCACGCCGGCGGCCTGCACCTGTACCTGGCGGACAGCAGCCTCCGCTGGACCTACGAGGCAGCGCGCAGCATCGCGCGGGAGACCGCATGAGCGTCCACGGCATCACCGACCAGATGGAGTGCCGCCTGTCCGTGACGGTGGGCCCGCTGCCGGTGTTCTTCGGCAACGTCAACACGGCCATGGGGCTGCGCGGGCACCACCACACCGGGGCCGTCACCCTGGAGTACGCGGCCCCGGCCGGGCACGGGTACCCCTCGCTCAAGGCCACCAACGACGCCCTGCGCGCCCGGCTGCGCGAGCTCACCCGCCCCATCTTCCGGGACGCCACCAACGAGACGGTGGCCTGGGAGCTGTTCCACGCCCTGGACGGGTGGGTGGCCCCGGAGTGGGAACCGTGGGGCGGGCGGTACTACCTCCAGGCTCTGCACCTGGACGTCCAGGGGGTGCTGGACGACGTGGGCCATGACGAGGGCACCACCCGGTACACCGTGCGGAAGGCCAGCTGACCATGCACACCGTCGCCAAGACGTTCCTGTTCGAGGCCGCCCACTACCTACCGGGGCTGGCCGAGGACCATCCCTGCTCCCGCACCCACGGGCACAGCTACCAGCTGACGGTGGCCCTGACCGCCGACACCCTGGCCGGCCCCGGGTTCGTGCTGGACTTCCGGGACATGGCCCCGATCAAGAAGTGGGTGGACGAGACCCTGGACCACCAGCTGCTCAACCACCAGCTGCCCACCGTGATCCCCACCAGCGAGAACCTGGCCGAGCACGTGGGGAGGTGGGTGGTCCCGTCCCTGCTGGAGCTGCCCACCGGGGTGACGGTGGCCAGTGTGGCCGTGTCCGAGACCGCCAAGAGCAGCGCGGTGTGGACCCCGTGACCCAGACGCCCGGGTCGACCTCCGGGGTGCGGGATGCCGGGGTCCAGGCCCTGCGCGTGTCCGAGGTGTTCGGCCCCACCATGCAGGGGGAGGGGCCCCTGACCGGCCGGGTGGCGTGGTTCGTGCGCCTGATGGGGTGCAACCTGAGCTGCAGCTGGTGCGACACCAGCTACACCTGGGACGCCACACGCCATGACCTGCACGCGGAGACCAAGCTGGTCAGTGCCAGCGCCGTGGCCCGCTCGCTCGAGGACGCGGGGCTGGTGGTGCTCACCGGCGGGGAGCCGCTGTTGCAGCTGAGCTACGGGGGTCCGCTGCACGACCTGCTGCTGCTGCTGGAGGGCCAGCACACCGCCGTGCAGGTGGAGACCAACGGGACCATCACCCCGCCCGTGTGGTGCCTGGACCTGGTGGACACGTGGGTGGTCAGTCCCAAGCTGCCCAACGCCGGCCCCCACCGCGGACACCAGGACCCCGGGCTGGCCCCCGGGTGGCCGGTGCTGGCCCGGGCCCAGGACGCCCACGCCAAGGTGGTGTGCCTGGACGCCGGGGACGTGGAGCGGGTGGCCGCCTGGGCAGGGGAGGTGGGGTGGCCGCTGTCCCGGGTGTGGGTGATGCCGGAAGGGACCTCCGCCGAGCGGCTGGCCGTGACGTTCCCCCCGGTGGCCACCGCCGCCGTGGCCCTGGGGCTCAACGTGTCCCACCGCCTGCACACGCTGGCCTGGGGTCAGGAGCGCGGCCGGTGAGCGTGGACGCGTTGCGCGCCGGGGCCGCAGTGATCGACCTGCTGGAGGCCCTGGGGGTGCCGGTGGACCAGCACACCGCGGACACCCCCCAGCGCGTGGCCCGGGCCTGGGCCGAGGCCCTGACCGGGTACGAGGAGGACCCCCGGGACCACCTGCTGCGCACCTTCCCCGGCCCGGAGAACCCCGGGGTGGTGATGGTGACCGGCATCGAGGTCCAGAGCACGTGCGCCCACCACCTGCTGCCCATCCGGGGGCTGGCCACCGTGGCCTACCTGCCCCACCCCGGGGACCCCATCGTGGGGCTGTCCAAGCTGGCCCGCGTGGTGGACGGGTACGCGCGGCGGCTCCAGGTGCAGGAGACCATCGGCAGCCAGGTGGTGGCCGCCCTGGACAAGGTGCTGGCCCCCCGCGCCGCCGGGTGCGTCATCACGGCCGAGCACGGGTGCATGAGCCACCGCGGGGTGCGCCAGAGCACCGCCCGCACCATGACCACGTCCTGGACCGGGGACTGGACCGACGGGGCCCACGGGGCCTTCGAGGTCCTGGCCGAGCACCGCGCCGCCGCCGCGGCCGCGCCGAGATAGGGGGGACCCGCCATGGGACGACGAGGACCCAAGTCCGAACCCACCCCGCTCAAGCTGCTCAAGGGCACCCGCCCGGACCGCGTGCCCACCGAGGAGCCCGTGCCCGAGGAGGGGCCCCTGGAGCTGGACGCCGGGCCCCGGGCCGTGTCCGACGAGGTGCAGGCCGTGTGGGACAAGACCGTGGCCCAGCTGGAGGGGATGGGGCTGGGGGCACCCCCGGACGCGGAGGTGCTGCGGGCCTACTGCGAGGCCGTGGTCCAGCACCGCCGGGCCAGCGCGGTGCTGCGCTCCAGCGGGGTGCTGGTGCAGGGTCTGCACGGCAACTACGTGCGCAACCCCGCCCTCCAGATCCAGCGGGACACGGCCAACACCCTGCTGATCCTGGCCCGGGAGTTCGGGCTGACGCCCAGCGCGCGCACCCAGCTGGGGCTGGACCGCGAGCGCCCCACCGGCACAGGGGCCGAGCGGTTCCTGAGCTAGGCCACCGTGGCCGCCCCCGCCCCCCCGCGCCGCCGGCGCAAGACCGCACCCCGCCTCCCGGAGTGCGGGTACGCCCTGGACGGGCGCACCTGCCGTAAGCGCGGGGACCACCTGTGCGATCCGCGGGCCAACCACGTGCGCGGGTTCATCGAGCAGGTGCTGGTCCACACCAAGGACACGTGGCGCGGACGCCCGTTCGTGCTGGAGCTCTGGCAGTGGCGGGACATCATCCGCCCGCTGTTCGGGCGGGTGGTGTGGTCCACCGAGGGCGGCGTGCACGGGTACGTGCGCCAGTACCGCATCGCGTGGATCGAGATTGCCCGCAAGAACGGCAAGACCGAGCTGCTGGCCGCCATCATGCTGTACCTGCTGGTGGGGGAGTACCAGGGCGGCGCGGAGCTGTACGGGGTGGCCCGGGACAAGGACCAGGCCGCGCTGGCGTTCAACGTGGCCATGGACATGGTCAAGCTGTCCCCCCTGCTGCGTAAGCGGTTGCAGGTCAAGGAGCACAACCGGCGCATCGTGGACGCCAAGCACGGCGGGGTGTACGCCGTGATCGCCGCCGACGCCGCCGGCGCGTTGGGGTCCAACCCCAGCGGGGTGGCCGCGGACGAGATCCTGGCCTGGCGCGACCGGTCCATGTGGGACGCCATGCGCACCGGCATGGGGGCCCGCCGCCAGCCCCTGATGGTGGCCGCCACCACCGCCGGCACCACGGACGCCAAGTTCGCGGCCGGCATGCACAGCGAGATGCAGCGCATCGAGGACGACCCGTCCCGCGCTCCTCACGTGTTCGTCTACCTGCGCAACGTGCCCATGGACGCGGACCCGTGGGATGAGCGCAACTGGAAGCTGTCCAACCCCGCGCTGGGGCGCTTCCTGTCCTTGCGGGCCCTGCGGGAGGAAGCGCTCGAGGCCAAGAACGACCCGGCCTCGGAGAACAGCTTCCGTCAGTACCGGCTCAACCAGTGGGTGGCCCAGGCCACCCGGTGGATGCCCATGCACCTGTACGACCGCCAGCCCGGGGAGCCCTGGCTGGACCCGGCCTACCGCCTGGACGCCCTGACCGGGCGGGAGTGCTACGCCGGGCTGGACCTGGCCGCGCGCCAGGACCTGACGGCCTGGTGCCTGGTGTTCCCGGATGAGGACGAGCTGGCCTGCGACGTGCTGTGGCGGTTCTGGCTACCGGAGGCCGCCCTGCCGGAGCTGGACAGGCGCAACGACGGCAAGGTGCTGCGGTGGGTGCGCGCCGGGTGGATCGAGGTCACCGACGGCAACGTGCTGGACTACGAGAAGGTGTACGAGGCCATCGAGGCCGACGCCGAGCGCTTCGACATTCTGAGCGTGGACGCGGACCGCTGGAGCCTGGACCCGGTGGTGCAGGCCATCGGGGAACGGTGCGGGCTGGAGCCCGTCACCCTGTCCCAGACCTACACGGCCATGACCCCGGGCATGACGTCCCTGATGGACCTGGTGGTGACCGACGGTCTACGCCACCACGGGAACCCGGTGGCCCGCTGGTGTTTCGACAACGTCGAGGCCAGGCGCGCCCCCTACGATCCGGAGCTGATCAGGCCCGACAAGCCCGAGCGGCACGCGACCGGCAAGCGCATCGACGGGGTGCCCACGGCCAGCATGGCCGTGGGGGCCTGGAAGGGCCGAGCAGCCCAGCCGGCCGTGGTGCCCAACCTGTGGTGAGAGGAGGCGCCTGGTGCACCTCTCCGTGTGGTTGACCCTGCTCCAGCTCGTCGGACTGGCGGCCCTGGTGGTCGGGATCGCGCTGTGGTCCGTGCCGGCCGCGCTGGTGGTGGGTGGGCTGGTGGTGATCGTGACCGCCGAGCTGGCCGACCGCCGGCTCCAGGTGCGCGCCACGGTGCGGCTACGGGCCGCCGGCCAGCCCCCGGGTGATCGGCTGTGACGCTGTTCCGTTCCGCCCACCGCGAGGCCGTGGGGCTGGGGGGGTTGAACAACCCCGGCAACCCGCTGACCGGGGCCAAGCTGCTGGAGTGGTTCAAGGCCGGGGACATGGCCAACGACTCCGGGGTGCCCGTCACCCCCACCGGGTCCCTGGCCATGAGCGCCGTGTACCGGTGCGTGGCCTTGATCGCGGGGCTGGGCGGGGAGCTGCCGCTGGTGGCCTACACCAAGGGGACGTTTGACCCCATCAAGGTCAACACCCCCGGAGCTCGGCTGTTGGCCGCCCCTTGCCCGGGCAAGACCCCCAGCCACTTCTGGCGCACCCTGTACTGCCATCGCGCGCTGTGGGGCAACAGCTACGCCCAGATCATCCGCAACCGGGTGGGGTTCCCCATCGAGCTGTGGCCCATCCGCCCGGACCGGGTCACCCCCGGCCAGGCCACCCCCAACGACCTGAACCCCAGCGGGCGGGTGTACGAGGTACTGGGAGACGACGGGGACCGGCGGGACTGGACCAGCCGTGAGGTGTTCCACGTGCCGCACCTGGGGTTCGACGGGGTGGCCGGGGTGTCCCCCATCAGCCTGGCCAAACAGGCCATCGGGATGGGGCTGGCCGCGGAGGCCCACGCGGCCAAGCTGTTCGGGTCCGGCAACCTGCTGAGCGGGTTCATCAAGACCGAGGGGCGGCTCAAGCAAGATCAGGCCGAGACGTTGCAGGAGCGCTGGCGGGACAAGGTGCTGGGCAAGAAGAACGCCCACGACATTGCCGTGCTGGACAGCGGGGCAGAGTTCCAGTCCCTGACCATGCCCAACGACGACGCCCAGTTCCTGGAGTCCCGCCACTTCCAGGTGCCCGAGATTGGGCGGTGGTTCGGGGTGCCCCCGTTCCTGCTGTACGAGACCGAGAAGTCCACCAGCTGGGGCACCGGGCTGGAGCAGCAGTCCATCGGGTTCTCCACCTACGACCTGGGCCCCCAGTGGCTGACCCCCACCGAGCAGGCCGTGAGCATGGACCTGCTCACCGGCCCCCAGGAGGCCCGGTACCGCCGGGAGCGGCTGCTGCGCGGGGACAGCGCCGCTCGAGGGGGCTACTACGCGTTCATGCGCCAGTGGGCCGGGTTGACGGCCAACGAGGCCCGGGCCATGGAGGGGCTGCCCCCCATCGAGGGCGGGGACGTGCCGTTGCAGCCGCTGAACATGGGGGTGCTCGGCGAGCCCCCCGAACCGGAACCGGAACCCCCACCTGCCCTGCCGTCGCCGGCGCCAGCCCCCGACCCCGACGACCCCGACGAGTAGGGGAGACACCCCATGTCCACCATCACCCCCGAGTCGACCTGCGACCGCCGCGGCGTCACCGTGGCCAGCGCGGGCATCGTGCTGCGCGCGGACCCCGCCGGCGGGCAGCGGTTCAAGGGCCACGCCGCGGTGTTCAACAGCCGCACGGCCATCGGCAACCCCCTGACGTGGGGGTTCTACGAGGAGATTGCGGACGGGGCCTTCACCAAGACCCTGGCCGAGGGCGACGCCCGCATGCTGATCGACCACAGCAGCTACCACGTGGTGTCCCGGGTGAGCGCCGGCACGCTGGAGCTGGCCCAGGACCGCCGCGGGCTGGCCGTGGACAGCGCCCTGGACCAGGAAGTGACCTACGTGGCCGACCTGGTGCGCAACCTGGACAACGAGAACATCACCGGCATGTCCTTCGGGTTCTACGTGATCAAGGACGAGTGGTGGACGGAGGAGGTGGAGCTGTCCGACGGCAACTCTGCCGAGGTGGAGGTGCGGCGCCTGCTGGAGCTGCGCCTGGTGGAGGTGTCCGCGGTGACGTTCCCCGCGTACGAGGACACCGACGCCGGGCTGCGCGACCGCGTGCGCGCGGAGGACGAGGTGGCCGCCGTGCGTAGCGCGCTGGGGCGCCGCACCGGTGGACGTGCCCTGCTGGAGGCCCGGTCGCTGTTCTGTCCCGGGCTGGCTCCTGCACGCGACGCTGCCGCCCCGGCCGAGCCCGCCGGTCCCCCCACCCCCGACGACGCCGGCCCCCCGGCAGAGCCGGGCACCGAGCCAGGCAGCGAGCCTGGCACCGAGACCCCCGGGACCGCCCCGGGTGCCGATCCGACCGAGGAGCCGGTGGACACCACTCCTGCAGGTGAGACGGACGAGGCCCACGACGACGGCGGGGAGCCGGCCGAGACCACTCCCCCCACCGACGCCGACCGGGCCCACGCGCGCATGCGTTCGCTGCGCGCGCTGATCCCTACCTGAGAGGAGCCACCCCGTGGCTGACAGCGACACCCCCGTGGAGCGCGCGCGCCAGCAGGTCCAGGAGACCTACACGCGCATGCAGGAGATTCAGGCCACCGAGGACGCCCGCGACGACGGGTGGTCCGCGGAGGGCACCGCGAACTGGAACCGGGCCAACGAGCAGATCGACAAGGACCTGGAGGCCCTGTCCCGGGCCGAGAAGATGGCCAAGCTGGGCGGGCGCGACGACCGCACCACCGTGGTGCCGGCCCACACCGACCCCGAGCTCGAGGTGAAGGGGGGCACCCCGGAGGCCTACCGGGCCGCGTTCTCCGCGTTCCTGCGCGAGGGCCAGGGGGTGGACGCGGCCCTGACCCCGGACCAGCGCCGGCTGCTGGCCGAGAACAAGGTGGAGGCCCGCGCGCTGGGCCAGGGCACCCCCCAGGCCGGTGGCTACCTGGTCCCCCCGGAGTACCGGGACCAGGTGGTGGAGGTGATGAAGGACTTCGGCGGGCTGCTCCAGTACGCCAACCAGATCGTCACCAGCACCGGGGCCGTCATGAACTGGCCGATGAGTGACGACACCATGAACGAGGGCATCGAGATCGCGGAGAACACCCAGGTCCCCGAGCAGGACATGGTGTTCGAGACCCGCGAGATCGGGGCCCACATCTACACGTCCAAGATGGTGCGCGTGCCCTGGAGCCTCATCCAGGACGCCGCGTTCGACCTGGACGGGTTCCTGGTGCGCAAGTTCGGTGAGCGCATCGGCCGGATCTACGCCCGCCGGTTCCTGACCGGCACCGGGGTGGGTCAGCCGCTGGGGCTGCTGCACCCCAGCCGTATCGGGGCCGGCACCGACCCGCTGATCGTGGGGGCCACCACCGCGGTGGGAGCCACCCCGTCGGTGAGCTTCGACGCGTTCATCGACCTGGAGCACAGCATCGATCCGGCCTACCGCAACGGCAGCCGCACCCGGTACATGCTGTCCGACGGGATGCTCAAGCTGGCCCGCAAGCTCAAGGACGGGGACGAGCGCCCGCTGTGGGTGCCCATCCCCGTGCCCGGGTTCGCCCCCACCATCAACGGCCACCCGTACTTCGTGGACAACAGCCTGGCCGGCAACGTGCCGGGCGGCATCGGGGCGGTGTTCGGGGACTTCTTCGCCGGCTACCTGGTGCGCATCGTGCAGGGGTTCCAGGCCGTGCGGCTGGGGGAGCGGTACGCGGACTTCATGCAGACCGGGTACTTCGCGTACAGCCGGATGGACGCGGTGCCGGACGACCCCCGGGCCCTGGCGGCGCTGCGCTTCGGCGCCGCGGCCTAGCAGTGGCCCTGGGCAGCGGCGGGCCCCCCGTGGGTCCGCCGCTGCGACCCCAACGACGACAGTTCGCACGCCCACGAGAGCGGAGGCCCACCATGGCCCAGCACGCCGACACCAGTCAGTCCGACCAGCCCACCGCCAGCACCACCGCGGCCGGGGACGCCCCGGACCCGGAGCGTCAGGAGGGGTCCACCCAGGGGGACAAGCGCGCCCCCCTGACCGAGCCCACCACCCTGGAGCAGTCCGGTGCCAGTGCCACCCGCGAGGTGGCCCAGTCCCAGCCGGACCGGGTGGCCATCGTGTCCCGCACCACCACGGGCCAGGCCCACCAGTCCCCGGGGTACGACGTGATCGGGCTGCCCGAGGACGCCGACGACAAGCTGCGGGCCGCGGCCGAGAACCGTCCCGAGCACTGGGGCGCCTGACCGATGCCGCTGGTGCGCGTGACCCGGGACGTGTCCCGCCCCGACGGCTCCTGGAGCGCCGGGGACGAGGCCCGCATGACCCCCGGCCAGGCCCAGGACGCGGTGGCCGGGGGGTGGGGGGAGCTGGTGCGCGAGCAGCCCCCCGAGACCCCGGAGGGCAACCGGGGCACGCGCACCACCATCCCCGAGTGGCGGCGTTGAACCGGTGGAGCGCCTGGTCAAGACCCAGGACGTCACCGGGATCCCGGCCGCCGCCGAGCTCACCGACCGTGAGCTGGAGATGGCCGCCGAGGACGTGCGCGGGGAGTGCGGGTGGCACGTGGCCCCCGTGCTCACCACCACCGCCCAGGTGTCCGGCACCGGAGGCAGCCGCCTTCGGCTCCCCACCCGCCGGGTGGTGGAGGTGGTGTCGGTGGTGGCCGCCACCGACCCCGACGAGACCCCCATCCCGGGGTGGCGTGAAGTCCCCGGGCCCATGCTGGCCCGCGCCGCCGGCTGGCCCTGCGGGGACGGCAACCTGCTGGTGACGCTGTCCCACGGGTACGAGCGATGCCCGGCGGACCTGCTGGCCGTGGTCCTCGAGCGCGCCCGGGTGATCCATGACCCGGTGACCCCCGGGGTGACACACGAGCTGCGCACCAGCGGGGACGTGTCCCGGTCCCGCACCTACAGCGGGACCGGCCCACAGTGGACGCTGGCCGCCACGGCCATCCTGGACCGCTACCGGGTGGTGGGATGACCCGTCGCTGGCGCGGTGACCGGGTGGACGCCGACACCGCCCTGCGCGAACCCCACGCCAGTGCTCACCGCTACGTGTCCACGGCCTGCCACCATGAGTTGCACGGGGAGTGCCGGATGGTGTGCAAGTTCTGCCCGGCCCGGTGCCTGTGCTCCTGCCACGCTCCCCTGGAGGCTGATCTTCCGTGAGCTTCTGGGACGAGCCCCCCGGGTCCCAGCGGGTGCGCATGGTGGTGCGCACCGACGACGCGGACGGGCGGTTCGTGGATGACTCGGTGTCCCCGCCCGTGGGGGGGTGCTCCATCCAGGGGCGCCCCCCGTCCGAGAGCCACAGCACCGGCCAGCAGTACCGGGTGCCGTACACCGTGTACGGCCCCCCGGAGCTGGGCGCGCTGCGCGCCCAGGACGCCGTGGACCTGGAGCTGGAACCTGGCAGTGACCGATGGATCCGCGCCACGCTGGTGGGACCTGCACGGGTGTGGCCGGAGTCGCCCCATAACGTGCAGCTGACGGCCGAGCACAGCGCCGGCTGACGACCCAGGGGAGGCCCCCGTGGCGATCGGCCCCGTGAAGTACGACCACCACAGCCCGGGCTGGGGCGCGCTGCTGCGCTCGCGCAGCATCCAGGGCGGGTGCATGCGCGCCGCGATCCCGGAGGCCGCGCGCATCCGGGCCGCCACCCCGGTGGACACCGGGGAGACCCAGACCAGCACCCACGTGGAACCCGCCGACTTCGGGGACCGCAAGGGGGCCGTGATCGTCCAGGACGGGGCCTCGGTGCAACAGCACTTCGGCAACGCCGTCACCCGGGCCACCCACTACGCCACCCGGGGTCGCTGACCATGCCGGTGGACCCGGACTACCACGGGACCTGGCAGGACGCCGAGGACGTGGTCAAGAGCATCGCCGGCACCATCCTGATCAACGGGGAACCGGTGGAGCGGGTGGGGCGCGAGACCGCGGCCGGACGCGACCTGCCGGGCGGCACCATCCGCATCGAGCGGGTGGGCGGGGCCCCCAACCTGGATGAGACCTCCGACAACCCGCTGGTGGAGATCGCGTACTTCGGGGCCAGCTACGCCCAGGTGCAGTCCATGCAACAGGCCATGTTCCGCGCCATGAAGGACGCCGTGGGGGAGGAGGTGCACGCGGGGGCCGTCCCCGACCTCGCGCGTGTGGAGGCCGGTCCCATCCGCCCGGCCTGGAGCGCCGCCGGGGAGAGCAAGACCATCCGCAAGATCGAGAACTGGCGGTTGTCGTGGCGTCCAGCCCTGACCTGAGCCCCGCCCCCCCGAGTCCAGGAGGACACCAGCCATGACCGCACCCACCGTGGGCGTCACCACCGCCGTCCAGAACATGACCATCGCCAACCTGTCCAAGAGCCTTACCCACCGCATTCAGCGCATGCACGTGTTCTCCGCGCCCAAGGAAGCCCCCATCCCGCCGGCCATCACCTACGCGGCCACCGGGTCCGACAGCCCCCAGCTGATCAACCTGGACCCGGAGGACGGCTGGGACGACATGGGGCTGATCGGCTCCGACGACGCCCCCAGCTGGGAGCGTGACATTGAGACCGTGGACCTGCTGGCCATCGGGTTCCGGGACAGCATCCGCAGCGACGTCACCACCGACGTGGCCAACCTGACCGCCACCTTCCTGGAGTGGAAGCGCCCGGTGCTGGAGGCCTACGAGAACATCGACATGAGCGGCATCACCCCGGACCCCGTCACCGGGGAGCTGCGGTGGGTGCGGGCCCAGGACGCCCCGCTGATCGAGCGCCGGTACGCCGCGTACGGCCAGGACGGAGTGGGGGCCGACCGGGTGTGGATCGTCAAGTTCCTCACGGCCGGGGTGCTGGACACCGCGGACGCCCAGGCCTGGGGCGGGGAGGAGTACAGCACCTTCCCGGTCACCCTCAAGGGCAACGTGGACACCGACATTGGCACCAGCCTGATCACCTGCATGGGCGGGCCCGGGCTGCGTTCCCACCTGGAGGACATGGGCTTCCCGGCCCACGTCGGTCCCTGACCCACCCCCCTGACCCTCTGATCGAAGGAGCAGCCATGGTCCAGGCCCAGCACGTGTCCAAGGACAACCCGGCCACCCTGCGTCGCACGAAGGACGGCGTGGAGGTGATCGTGGAGGACCCCGCGGAGTACCAGACGCTGGTGTACACCGCCGGGTACCGCGACGTGTCCGACGAGGGGGGCGGGGACCAGCAGGCCCAGCAGCAGCCCGCCCAGCAGCCCGCCCAGCAGCAGCGCCCCCAGCAGGCCGCGCAGCAGCCCGCCCAGTCGGCCCCGGCCCAGTCGGCCCCGGCCGAGCCCTCCTGACCGGGGGTCGGGCCCGGGTTGGCGACGCCCGGGTCCGGCTCCCGGCCCTCCGGGGCCCAGCACTGCCCCCAGTCGCCGCCCAGTCGCCACCAGAGAGGCCAACCCATGCCCCCCGCCACCCGCAAGGCCCGCTCCCAGCGCCCTGACCCCGAGCTCGAGGAGGAGGAAGCCACCACCGGAGAGGACACCGCCACGGTGCGCCGCCTGTCCACCGTCCACCTGGACCTGGACGCGGAGGTGGCCGCGGATGAGGGGGAGCAGGACCCGGATCCGTTCACCTTCACGCTGGGAGGCCAGGACTGGAGCGTGCCCCGCCCCGGGGTGGGCCAGACCCTGGACGCGGAGCAGGCCCCGTTCCTGAGCGACTTCTTCGAGACCGTGATGGGCCAGGAGCTGTGGGAGGAGTTCGAGCCGGTGTTCCGGGAGCAGCGCAACCCGGACCTGACCTGGAAGCTGGCCCGGGGCATGTCCATGCACTTCGGGATGGACCCCAGCTCCATGCAGGACAAGGTGGAGAAGCTGGACAAGGCCGAGGGCAACCGGGCCCAGCGTCGCGGCCGCGGCCGCGTGCCCCCGCGCCGGCGCTGACCGGGGGTGGCCGAGCAGCCACCGCCCCAGGACCCGGAGGACTCGGAGGAGGACCCGCCGGCGTCGTTCTTCGCCGAGCTGCTGGCGCGCACGCACGGGCCGTACACCCTGCCCACCACCGTGGTGGGGTACCGGGACCGGGACGGCCCGTGGGAGCTGTCCGTCACCGTGGCACTGGACCCCCCGGACGATGCCGCGGTGGCCGCCCTGGACGACGCTGGCGGGGCCCTGGACGAGCTGGAGATCCTGGCCGGGGACCAGTACGACGACCTGTGCGACGTGCTGGAGACCCTGGACCGCAGCCCGGCCCGGGCCGCGGACGACGTGCTCGGCCACTTCCACCTCACCCACCCCCCGTCCATCGGGTGGTACGACCTGGTGGAGCGCGTCAACGTGTACGGCAGGGGGTTGCAGTACGACCTGTGGGAGCGCGGTCACCTGCTCAGCGACTACTTCCGCGGCACCCACCCCGACGGGTGGGAGCACCTGCTGGAGGTGGCCGCCCGCCTACCGGCCGGCAGCCACTACCGCAGTGCCCAGCTGGATGACGACGACCTGGCCCGGCGCGTGGCCGAGCAGTACGGCCCCCCGTCCAAGCGCAAGAAGCCCGGCAGCAACCGCCCCCCGCTGGAGGGCTACACCACCGAGGTGTCATACCTGCACCGCATCGAGAACCGGTTGCAGTTCCTGGGGTGGGCGGTGTTCGCGGCCCAGGCCGGCAAGAAGCGAGGCACCCCCCCGCGCCCCAGTAAGGGCCCGGAGACCGCGGATGACCGGTACGAGTTCCTGGACTTCATGGCCGAGCACGAGGACGTGGTGTCCCAGGTGCTGCGCTCCCCGGACAAGACCGATCAGCCCCCACCGCTGAACACCACGGACCAGCCCCGCGTGCCGCCACCCGAGGCAGTGCGCGGGGCAGTCATGCTCACCCCGCCCGGCGAGACCTGACCGACACCAGGAGGTGACCGCTCCGTGGCCGATCAGTTCACGGCAGGCCAGCTCCTGGTGCCGGTCAAGCCGGACGCCCGCGGGGCGGCCACCCAGGTGCGCCGTGAGTTCGAGACCATGAAGAACCCCGTGGTCAAGATCGACGCGGACATGAAGGCCGTGGAAAAGGAGATCGCCAGCACCCAGGCCAAGCTGGACCAGCTGGCGGCCCGCAAGGCCGACCCCAAGATCGACCTGGATATCTCGGCCATGACGGCCAAGCTGGCCCAGGCCAACGCCCGCCTGGACGAGCTGCGGGGCAAGACCAGCACCCCCAAGGTGGACGCGGACATTCTGGCCGCGGAGGCCAAGGTCGCGCGCATCACCCACGACCTGGACGTGCTGAACAAGACCAAGGCCGACCCCAAGATCGACCTGGACATGGCCAACGCGGACGCCAAGCTGGCCGGGCTGCGCGCGCGCCTCAACAGCCTGCGCGACGAGCGCGTCCAGGTGGCCATGGACGTGGACACCGGGGGGGCCACGGCGGCCCTGACCGGGTTCCGGGCCATGGCCTCCCGGCTGGTGGGCACCGTCCACAGCAAGGTGGACGTGGACACCGCCGGGGCCATCGTCCAGCTGGCCGCGCTGTCCCGGGCGCTGAGCCTGCTGGCCATGCCCGCGGCCATCCTGGGGGCCACCCCGTTCCTGGCCAGCCTGGGCCACAGCGCGGTCCAGGCCGCCGGCGGGGTGGGCCTGATGCCGGCCGCGCTGTCCGCCGCGGCCATCAGCGTGGGGGCGCTCAAGACGGCCACCGCCGGGGTGGGGGAGGCCCTGGGGTTCGCGTTCGACCCCACCAAGGCCAAGCAGTTCCAGGAGGCCCTGGCCAAGCTGAGCCCCCAGGCCCGGGACACGGTGCTGGCCATCCAGGGGCTGGGCCCCCAGCTGACCAACGTGCGCACCACGGCCCAGGATGCGCTGTTCAACGGGCTGGGCCCGCTGACCACCGCGCTGGGGTCCCAGTACCTCCCGCTGGCCGCGGACACGTTCGGGCGCATCGCCGGGTCGGTGAACGCCGGCGCCCACGCCTTCGGGGGCTGGCTCCAGAGCGCCCAGGGCATCGCCCAGGTGACCACCATCGCCAACGGGTCCGCCCTGGCGTTCGACAACGTGTTCCGCGCCGCCAACCCCATCGCCCAGGCCTTCGTCAACATCGCGGCCATCGGCATGCCCATCCTGGTGGAGCTCACCGGGGGGATCGGGGGGGTGGCCGAGCGGTTCCGGGCCTGGACGGCCAGCGCGGAGGGCATCAACACCATCACGGGGTGGATCCGGCAGTCCATCGTGGTGATCCAGCAGCTGTGGGACCTGGCCGTCAACGTGGGCAGCATCCTGGGGTCCATCTTCGATGCCGGGGCGCGCAGCGGGGAGAGCTTCCTCGGGGTGCTGGTGCGCATCACCGGGGACCTGGCCGCGGCCCTGCGCACCCCGGAGGGCGCCCAGGGACTGACGGACTTCTTCACCATCGTGCGCGGGCTGGCCCAGGGGTTCGCGGAGAAGCTGGCCATCCTGTGGCCGGGCATCATGTCCCTGGCGCGCGGGCTCTATGACGTGTGGCAGGCCGGCAGCCCGCTGCTCGAGGTGCTGTTCCAGCTGGTGAGCTGGGCCCTGGTGCCGCTGGGCAACGTGCTGTCGTTCATCAGCCCCATCCTGGGGCCCATGGTGGCCGCCATCGTGGCCATCCGCATCGCCACGGCGGTGTGGGCCGGGGTGCAGTGGCTGCTCAACGCTGCCCTGACGGCCAACCCCATCGGGCTGGTGATCGTGGCCGTGGCCGCCCTGGTGGCCGGGGTGATCTGGGCCTACCAGAACTTCGGGTGGTTCCGCGACATCGTGGACGCCGCGTGGCGGGGGATCGTCGCGGTGGCCCAGTGGGCCTGGTACAACATCCTGCTGCCGGTGTTCCAGGCCCTGGCCGGGTGGGTGGTCAACACCCTGGGCCCGGCCCTGCTGTGGCTGTGGCACAACGTGATGGAGCCCGCCTGGAACGGCATCGTGGCCGTGGTGAGCTGGGCCTGGACCAACGTCATCCAGCCGTACTGGAATGCCATGGTGTGGCTGGTCCAGAACGTCATCGGGCCCGCCGTCCTGTGGTTGTGGAACAACGTGTTCGTCCCGGCCTGGAACGCCATCGGCGCGGTGGTGAGCTGGGCGTGGACCAACATCATCCAGCCGTACTGGAACGCGCTGGTCTGGCTTGCTCAGAACGTGATCGGCCCGGCCATCCTGTGGTTGTGGAACAACGTGTTCGTGCCCGCCTTCCAGGCCATTGCCGCCGTGGTGCAGTGGGCGTGGGTCAACATCATCCAGCCGGTGTGGAACGCCATGGCGTGGCTGGTGCAGAACGTGATCGGCCCGGCCGTGATGTGGCTGTGGAACACCGTGATGGTCCCGGCCTGGAACGCCATGGGCCAGGCCATCAGCTTCGTGTGGAACACCATCATCATGCCCACCTGGAACAACCTGGTGGGGTTCATCAACAACTGGATCATCCCGGCCGTGATGTGGCTGTGGAACAACGTGTTCGTGCCCGCGTGGAACGGGATCGGCCAGGCCGTCAGCTTCGCGTGGAACACCCTGATCCTGCCGGTGTGGAACGCGCTGGTGGGGTTCGTGAACAACATTCTGATCCCGGCCGTGATGTGGCTGTGGAACAACGTGTTTGTTCCGGCCTGGAATGGTATCGGCACCGTGATCAGCACGGTGTGGAACACCATTATCCTGCCCATTTGGAATGCGCTGGTGGGGTTCGTCAACAACACCATGATCCCGGCGCTCAACTGGCTGTGGCACAACGTGTTCGAGGCCGCGTGGAACGGCATCGGCCTGGTGATCCAGACGGTGTGGAACACCATCATCCTGCCCATCTGGAACGCGCTGGTGGGCTTTGTGAACAACACCATCAACCCGGCCATCATGTGGCTGTGGCACAACGTGTTCGAGGCGGCCTGGAACGGGATCGGCCAGGTCATCAGCTACGTGTGGAACAACATCATCCTGGTGGCCTGGAACGCCCTGGTGGGGTTCATGCAGAACACCCTGGGCCCGGTGACCCAGTGGCTGATCGACAGCGTGGTGCGCCCCGTGTGGGACGGCATCGGGGCCATCATCCAGGGGGTCTGGGACAACGTCATCCGCCCGGCCTGGGACGCCGTGGCCGGGGGGCTGCGCTGGCTGGGGGACCAGTTCCAGGTGGCCGTGGACCGCATCGGCCAGGTGTGGAACGGGCTGCGGCGCATGCTGGCCGCCCCCGTCAACTTCCTGATCAACACGGTGTGGAACAACGGGATCGTGCGGGCCTGGAACGAAGTGGCCCGCCTGGTCAACCTGCCCCCGGTCAACCCCATGGCCGGCATCCCGGAGTACGCCCGCGGTGGCCAGGTGGACGCCACCGGCGGGGGCACGCTGCGCGGTCCCGGGGGACCCCGGGAGGACAAGATGCTGGCCCGCGTGAGCCCCGGGGAGTACGTGGTGCGCGCGGACGTGGCCCGCCCGCACCGCCACTTCCTGGACGCCCTGAACAGCGGGCAGGCCGAGGCCCGCCAGGCCGCCGGCGGGCGCTACGCCAACCCCCCCGGGTACGCGGTGGGCGGTGCCGTGGACAAGGCCAAGGAGTTCGCCCGCTCCATGGTGGGCAAGCCCTACGTGTGGGGCGGGGCCGGGCCCGGGGGGTCGGACTGCTCCGGGTTCATGTCCCAGATCACCAACGTGCTGCGCGGGCAGGCCCCCCACAGCCGCCTGGGGTCCACGGCGTCCATGCCCTGGTCCGGGTTCGCCCCCGGACTGACCACCTCGTTCAGCATCGGCAACACCAAGAACGCCGGCGGGGGCGTCGGGCACATGGCCGGCACCCTGGGCGGGGAGAACGTGGAGAGCCGCGGCGGGGTGGGGCCACAGATCGGCGGGGGGGCCCGGGGGGCCACGGACGGCCTGTTCCCCGACAAGTTCAGCCTGGGAGAGGCCGGGGGGGCGTTCGTGGGGGGCGCCGGCGGCGGGGGTGCCGCGGCCCCGGTGGTGGACACCATCACCCCGGCCATCCATGCGGCCTACGCCAAGCACGCGGACCCCGTGGTGCGCCGGTTCAACCAGGACAACGAGATCGGCAGCTCCGGGCGCATCAACCCCAACCGCAAGCTGCCGCCCGGGTACGGCCAGCTGGACCGGGACAGCACCATCAAGCGCCTGCTGGACGAGGCCCAGAAGGTGCTGGCCGCCCAGCGGGCCGCCGCCGGGGCCGCCGGGGGCGCGGCCACGGGGCCCGCCTCGGCGGGCCAGCTGGGGCACGCCAAGGAGATTGCGGTGGCGGCCAAGGAGCGGGGCATCCCCCGCGAGGGGTTCGTGATCGCGCTGATGACCGGCATGCAGGAGTCCGGGATCCGCATCCTGGCCAATAACAGCGTGCCGGAGTCGCTCAAGTTCCCCCACGAGGGGATCGGGGGGGACCACGACTCGGTGGGCATCTTCCAGCAGCGCCAGGCCGGGTGGGGCACCCTGGCCCAGCGCATGAACGCCCGCGGCTCCGCGGGGCTGTTCTTCAACAAGCTGGGCAAGGGGCCGTACGGGGATTACGGGGCCGCGGCCCAGCGCGTGCAGGTGTCCGCGTTCCCCGGGGCCTACACCAAGCACCGCCAGGCCGCCGAGAGCCTGGCCACGCAGGCCGGGTTCGACCTGGGCGGGGTCGCTCGAGGACGCGGGGTGATGTTCAAGGACGTCATCGCCGATGAGCGGGTGCTCAACCCCCGGGAGACCGCCCAGTACGACACCCTGACGCGGCTGGTGCGCGAGATGCAGGCCGGTCGCCTGCCCGGGGGTGCCGTGGACAGCCGGGCCGCCATGGCCGCGGCGCGTGCGGTGGTGAGTTCCACGCTGACCGGCATGACCATCGAGGGGTCCGTGGAGGTGAACGGCCTGGAAGGCCGCATGCGCGGGGTGGTCGTGGACACGCTGGAGAACGTCGGACGCGCCCACTCGCGCGGGATCAGGAGCGCTCACTAATGGCCGCAACCCACCGGCTGACATTCAACAAGGCGTTCGGGCGCCTGGACGCCGTGCTACCCGGCAGCAGCACCACCATGACCGCCGGCTTCCTGGCCGCCCTGGGCACCATCAGCGACCCCAACTACCTGCCGGTGGTGCTGGGGGACGGGCTGCCCGGCACCCCCCTGGAGGTGGTGTGGGTGATCCAGCACGCGGCCGGGGCCACCACGGCCACCGTGCTGCGCGGCCAGGAAGGCACCGACCCCACCCAGGTGTGGGACGAGGGCACCCCGGCCGGGGAGCGCATCACCACCTGGGACCTGCTGTTGCAGCACGCCGCGCTGGCCGACGTGCCGGCCGCCCTGCACTACGGGGGGCGGGCGTTCCTGGGCACCATCAAGCGGCTGGTGACCAAGACCCCGTCCGGTCTGTTGAGCGGGATCTACGCCCCTCCCGGCGGCCACGGGATCGGGCTGTCCGCCCCCACCGGGCAGACGGTGGGCGCGGAGCATGTCCAAATGCGCATTGCCGGGGCCTACCAGGCCAACCCCGACGGGTCCGGGCTGTTGACGGTGCCGCTGGCCTCCGGTGGCTTCCCCAACGCCGTGGACGCCTTCACCGCCATGCGCACCGAGGGCGGCAGCCAGGGCATGTTCGTGATCAGCGGCACCGGGCCCAACACCAAGACCACCATCAGCCTGCGGCTGACCAACCTGAACGGGACCCCCTTCACCCAGGGGGCGAACATCATGTACGACGCGGTGGGGCACTGACCTGTGGCCATCGTCGGGTCGACCCCGGGGGTCGCCGCGCTGGCCTCGGCGGACACCGTCCGCGAGCCCGGCACGCGGTACTACAACCCGTATCGGCGCACCCAGTCCTGGCTGTGGATCGCGGCCCAGGACACCCAGGGCCCGGGCGTGGAGATCGTGGGCGGCGGGTCCACCGCCACGTATCCGGGGGCCGGGGTGCTGGCCGAGGCCCACCCGGACACCGGGCTGGTGGACGTCACCGTGTGGTGGCCGTTCGCCACCACGCTGCGGCTGTACCGGGTGAACGTGGCCACCGGGGAACGCAGCCGCGTGCGCGGGGCCAACCTGATGCGGGTGCGCCCCACCCGGGTGAACCGGGCCACCAACCCGGACCTGCTGGTGGATGCCGACGGGTACCTGCCGGGGGTGGGCACCCCGGTGGTGGCCCGCCGTCCGGACGAGGTGACCCGCTCCGGGTCCAGCCCCAGCGCCACCCGCTTCCCGTCGGCCACCACGTTCCCCGGGGGGGACACCAGCGGGTCCGGGTTCAGCGGCACCGGGTACGTGGCCCGCGTGACCGCCCCCGCGGCCGGGCTGACCGGGGTGTACCTGCCGGGGGAGGTGGACGCCCGGGTCCACACCGTGGCCCTGGAGCTGCGCCTGCCGGCCAGCTTCGACGTCACCGACCCCGCCTACCTGCAGGTGGCCTGGTCCGACGTGGCCGGGGGGACCTACGCCCCCACCACGGTGGCGCTGAGCGACCTGGACAAGGCCCGCGCCCTGGGGCGCCGGGACCGGGTGGTGCTGCGGGTGCGGGCCCCCGCCGGGGCCACCCTGGGGGTGCCCCAGCTGGTGGCCCAGCTGGACCAGGGGGAGTACCTGACCGTGCGGCGGGTGCTGATCGAGCCCAGCGCGGACAGCGACGGCAGCTACTTCGACGGGCGCGTGCTCATCGGGGAGTGGAACGGTGCGCCCGGGGAGTCCACCAGCAGCTACGCCCCCCAGGGGTTCGCGCTGGACCGCGAGGCCCCCATCGGCCAGCCCGTGGTGTACGAGGTGTCCAACCCGGACGTGCTGGGGGGGTTGATCGCCGGCACCCCCGTGACGCTCGAGGCCCCCCACGGGCACTACGACACGTGGCTGTCCCACCCGGACGGGCGCATGGTCAAGGTGTGGGTGGAGCGCGCCCCCGCGCGGACGCGCGCGGCCCGGGTGAGCTACCTGGAGGTGATTGGGGCCAGTGAGCCCATCGCCGTGACCAACGGTCCGCGGCGCAGCCCCACCGGGGACGCCCTGCGCCTGATCACCACCAGCCACGCCGAGCGCGCCGAGCTGGCCGCGCTGTTCGACGACCAGAGTCCCCTGCTGGTGCGCATGCCCGCGTCCCACGGGTACGGCCCGGGGTTCTGGGCCCAGTTCGGGGACGAGACCGAGAGCCCGCGCACCCACTGGGGGGTGGACGGGATACGCCCGCTGTCCTACCCGTTCCAGCAGATCGCGCCCCCCGTCACGGTGGGCAGCGTGGGGTCCGGCACCACCGACGGGTCCGGGTTCAGCGTGCCCCCCATGGTGGCCGACAGCACCGACGCGCTGGTGCTGGTCACGGCCGCGGACACCACGGAGTGGATGCTGGCCCGGTTGATGGAGCTGGGGTACCGCGGCAACCCCAACGACCCGGCCGCCACCATGCAGGTGCCCCAGTCCGTGCTGTACATGGTGCGGCGGGGAGGGTGACGTGCCGGGGCTGTACCCGCTGAGCGTCCACCCCCAGCTGGACGCCGAGGCCAGCCTGGCCCTGCGCACCAGCCACGGGGTGGAGTCCCGCGTCACCCTGTACCTGGGGGACGGCACTGTGATCCCGGGGGTGCCCCACAGCGGGGGGACCGTCAACTACGACGACGGGCAGGCCGTGCGCCGCACCGCCGCGGTGGTGGTGTCCCAGCCCAGCCTGTGGAGCGAGGCCATGGACGGCCCGCTGTCCGCGGTGGGCCCGGAGCTGGGGGTGGAGTACGGGATCGCCGTGCCCGGGCGCCCGGCCCCCGTGTGGGTGCCGCTGTTCCGCGGCCCCATCGACGACAGCAGCCGCAAGCTGCCCCTGACCGACGGGATCGCCGTCAACGCCAGTGACCGCACCATCAAGATCGTGCGGGACCGGTTCCCGGTGCCGTTCCAGGTGCCCGCCGGGGTGTCCGGGGTGGAGGCGATCAAGTGGATGATCTGGCGCAGCTTCCCCGGGGCGGCCGTGGACACCAGCCGCTGCTCGTCCACCTACACCCTGGGCAAGGCGTTCACGGTGGCCGAGAAGCCGTGGGACGACGGGATCGGCCAGTTCGAAAACCGCATGGACGTGGTGGTGTACGCGGACCGCACCGGGGGGTTCGTGATCGAGGACGTGCCCCAGCTGGCCGACGCCCCGGTGTGGGTGCTCAACGCCGGCCCCGGGGGGGCGCTGGTGGCCATGGACCAGAAGACGTCCAGCGCCAAGATCGTGAACGCGTTCTATGCCAAGGGCAAGCAGACCGACGGCACCCCCATCGTGATGGGGCGCGCGGTGGTGGACGACCCCACCCGCCCGGACTACTGGGGCACCGAGGAGGTTCCCGGCCCGGCCGGGCGCTTCCCGCGCTTCTACGCCAGCGAAATGATCGTCACCCAGGAACAGGCCGACCAGGTGGCCGTGGACGGGCTGGCCCGCTGGGCCGGGATCTACTACCAGTGCAACCCCACCGGGCTGCCCCATCCCGGCCTGGAGCCGGGGTTGACCATCGCCACCCTGTTGCCGTCCGGGCTGTACCAGCGCCACCTGGTGTCGGTGGTGCCCATCCCCCTGGACGGCAGTGCCCAGGCCCTGGGCACGCGCACCACCGACCTGCCCGCCGAGGACACCGGCACCACCGTGGAGGCCTCGTGACCGAGTCCGTGCCCACCTTCCTGGAGGCCCTGGGCCAGATCAGCGGGGAGGCCGCCGCGGGACCCAGCCTGGACGTGGGTCCCGTGACCAGCCTGGCGGGCGCCAAGGTGTGGGTGGACCTGGCCGGGGACGGCAGCGAAGCCAGCGTGGCCTGCAACCGCCTGCGCTCCACGTGGCCTGTCGTGGGCCAGGTGGTGCTGGTGGTGATCCTGCCCGGCAGCGCCCCCGTGGTGCTGGGGCACCTGGGGGACGGGGACGACCCGGCCGGCCTGGTGCGCGTCACCGACCTGATCGCCACCGGGTACATCGACGCCAACACCTTCCGCACCACCGGGAACGCCATCTATGGCCCGGTGGACCGGGACGCGGCGATCCGATGGAGCCCCACGGGGGCCCTGGAGCTGGTCAACGGCAACGGAACCCAGAGCCGGGGGCTGGTGGGGGAGTTCGCCACGTTCTTCGGCCCCGTGTCCGCGTACCGCTTCGTGGCTCAGCAAAATGCGTACTACCCCACCGAGGGGATCGACGGGGCCCTGCACTGGGGCAGCGACGGGGCCGCGGAGTTCGTCAACCGCGCCGGCAACGCGCTCAGAGGGTTGCGCGTGAGCCGGCTGCACGCCAACGACGTGGACTCCAACGGGGACATCAACGCCCTGGGCGGGATGCGCGCGGAGGGCGGGCTGAGCTGCGGGGGGACCTTCGACGTGGCCACGCGGGCCAACGGGGCCAACTGGAGCTCCCGCTACTTCGACGGGGCGCTGGCCTGGGGTTCCGACGGGGCCACCGACGTGTGCAACTGGGCCGGGAACGCCTTCCGCGGGATCCGCTCCACCAACTTCCTGACCGTGGCCAGCGCCGCCCGGTACAAGAAGAACCACCGGTCCATCAAGGAGCACACCGGCAAGAACGCCCTGGACGTGGTGCGCGACCTCAAGATCGACGCATGGGAGTACGACCCGGAGGTGGCCGACTTCGACGCCGAACCGGAGCGGGTGCGGGTCGGCCTGATGATCGACGAGCTGCCCGACCAGCTGATCAACCACTACGTGGACCCCCAGGGCCGGGACCTGTCCTCCTACGACGTGGGCCAGATGCTCAACGTGGCCCTGGCGGCCGTCCAGGAGCAGGCCCAGCAGATCGACACGTTGACCGCGCGCGTGGAAGCGCTGGAGAAGCGCGGCACACCGCCGCCGAAGAAGACGGAGGCGTGACCCATGCCGTATCCCGGCCCGTACCACGGTGGCCCGTGGGTGAACGAGGTGCGCGACCCGGACGGCAACATCATCGTGCCGTCCACCACCCCGGAGGTGGCCGAGGCCCTGGACTGGTGGGACCAGTCCCTGGCCAGCGTGTGGAAGCTGGCCGAGAGCGCCGGCATCGAGTGGGTGGACACCGTCACCGCCGGCGGCACCATGGTGATCGGGCGCGGCTACCCGGTGAACGCGGCCGCGGGACCGGTGGCCCTCACCCTGCCCACCCCCGTGCCGGGGTTGCAGGTGGCCGTCCAGCTGACGTCCCCCACCCACGCCACCAACGTGGCCACGGTGACGGCAGGAGCAGGGCACACCATCCTGGGGGGCACGCGCACCCTCAAGCTGAGCGGCACCGTGGAAGTGCTCCAGGCCGTGTCCACCACGCTGTGGGTGGTGCGCTCCACCGGGATCCCGGCCGCGTCCCTGGAAGCGTGGTTTGCCACCGACGCCGAGCTGGCCGCCCACCTGGGGGACACCACCGACGTCCACACCATCCCGGGGATCACGGGGCTGCGCTCCGAGCTGGACACCATCGCCGCGGCCGCGGGCAGCGTGGACCGGTGGTGCGAGGTGCGGCGCACCGGGGGCCAGTGGCCGTTCGGTGGGCAGGGGGACGTGTGGGCCACCACCGGCTGGAACACCGTGCTGGAAGGGGGGGTGGACGGGGACCCGTACGACATGGTCACCCTGTCCGGGTCGGCCGGGGTGTCCAGCTACGTCACCATCCCCGTGCTGGGGCGCTGGCGCGTGGATTGGGAGCTGGCCACCATCTCCACGGCGGCCAGCACCATGATCTCCCGCGTGGCGCTGAACGCCGCCAACTACCTGAACACCCTGGCCATCGACGTGCGGGAGGTGACCGGGGCGCGCGGGGAGCTGGTGCTGCACGCGTCCCGGGAGGTCCGGCTGGCCCCCGGGGACAAGCTGTACTGGGGGGCCTGGGGACTGCACACCGGGATCCAGGTCCAGAACGGGTTCCCCACCCACCTGGTGGTGCGCTACATGGGCCCGGCGTGAGGTTGGGGACCTGGCACCGGCAGCTGGTGGGGCGGGCCTACCGCGCTCGAGCGCGCCGGCGCCAGCGGCTGCTGACCATGTTCGCGGAGCGCGGGTGGCAGCGCCCCCACCAGGGGGGGCTGGTGGCGCTGCTGCTGGTGGGGGGACTGCTGGGGGCGGCCAGCGGGGGGTCCGGGGGGTCGGTGATCACCGACGCGTTCCCCGGTCCGGCCAGCGTGGTGTGGTTCCTGGTCACCGTGCTGGGGGCCGCGGTGGTGCTGTGGGGCACCCGCCGCCACACCGCCACCGGGCTGATGGTGGAGCGCGCCGGGCTGACCGGGCTGGCCGGGTGGCTGCTGGCCTTCCCCCTGGTGGGGCTGGCCACGGTGGGGTGGGACGCGGCCGGGGTGTCGGTGCTGGTGTGCGTGTTCGCCGTGAGCAACCTGGTGCGGGCCTTCCACCTCAGCGTGGACCTGTACGAGCTGGAGGTGATCGTGGCCGAGGCCCACCGCCTGGGGCTGGAGGACACCCTGCCGCTGGAGACCCCACCGGATGAGTCCCCGCCATCCCCGAGCTCGTGACGGGGCTGACCCTGCTGTGGTGGTGGCCTCCGGCGGCCCAGGCCCTGGAGCAGCTGGTGGCCGCCGCCGCCCCGCCGGACGGGGGGCTGCCCCCGTGGTTCCAGGTGGTGTCCGCGGTGCTGGGGTCCGCGGGGCTGCTGGGGGGTGTGGCGGCGCTGGTGATGATCCCGGCCAACCGCCGCAAGGTGCAGGCCGACACCGCCAGTCAGCTGTCCGACGCCGCGCTCAAGATTGCGGAGAACGCCGACGCGCGGGCCGACCGCCTGGACGACAAGGTGGCCGCGGTGACCGCGGCCGCGGACGCGCGCGTGGCCGAGGCCCAGCAGCGCGCCGAGGGGGCCGAGGCCCAGGCCCGGGACGCCGCCCGGCGGGCATGGCGCTCCGAGCAGCTGGTGGAGGCCCTGGAGCACCAGGTGGGGGAGCTGCGGGCCCAGCTGCACGCGCTGGCGCGCGCCGCCCCGGCCGCGTCCGGTCCCGCGGCTACGGTGCCCGCAACGCCCCCACTCCCCACCCAGGAGATCGCCGTGGAACAGCACGACACCGACACCGGGGACCTGGTGGGGGGGCCGGGCAGCGAGCCGGACCCCGTCCCGGAGGACGTGACCGACCCGGCCCACGAGGACTACGTGGACCCGGCCGGCGAGGCCACCCCCGTGGAGCCGCTGGACGACTTCGAGGAGCTGTGACGTGGCGCTGACGTATCAGGGGGCCGGGCGGCAGTGCTCCGGGCGCGCCCAGGACGGTTGCCGGGAGGCCATGGCCTGGTACCTGGGGGCCTACGCCGCGCGCGGGGGCGTCAACAGCGGGATCTACAACTGCCGCAGCGTGCGCGGGGGCAGCGCCCCGTCCCTGCACGGGGAGGGGCGCGCGTGTGACTTCGGGGTGCGCCCCTACGCCGCCGGGTACGGCACCGCGCTGGCCCAGGCCCTGGTGGACCACCACGAGGCCCTGGGGATCCAGCTGGTGATCTGGAACCGGCGCATCTGGTCGGTGAACAAGAAGTCCCAGGGGTGGCGCCGGTACGGGGGCCAGAGCCCCCACACCGACCACATCCACGTGGAGTTCTCCTGGCACACCGCGCGCACCCTGAGCCGCGGGCACATGCAGAACGTGCTGGGCGGGGCCACCCCCAGCCGCCCCACGTCCGGCACCCCGGCCACCGCGCCCGGGGCCGTGTTGCGCAAGGGAATGAAGGGTCCGGCCGTGGCGGCCTGGCAGGAGTTCACGGTGGACGGGTACGCGCGCTTCCGCCCCCACCTCAAGGTGGACGGGGACTTCGGCAACGCCACCGTGGCCCGCACCAAGGAGATCCAGAGCTATCGGGGGCTCAAGGCGGACGGGGTGGTGGGCCCGGCCACCCGCCGGTCCACGGGGTTCCACGGGTGAACGCGCGTCACCACTGGGCCGAGGAGGAGTACGACGCCCCCCCGCCCCCGGTGCGGCGCCTGGGCCCGCGCCCCAGCGGGTCCTGGGGAGCCCCGGACGGGTACTACCAGCCGGACTACTACGAGCCGGACCCCCCCTACACCGACCCCGGCCCGTCCCGCCTGCGGCGCCCGGCTCCCGCCCTGCCGCCCCCGCTGGAGGCCCAGCGCGCCCCCCAGCCGCTGGTGGTGGCCGAGCTGGCCCGCGTGATCGTGCTGCTGGGGGTGGGGGTGGTGTGGGCGGTCCCGCTCGAGGACCCGGTGCTGGACCTGCTCACCGGGGCCGTGGCCACCGTGCTGGGGCTGGCCATCAGCTGGGCGGCCACCCAGATCACCAAGGGCCGGGTGTGGGCCCTGCGCAAGAGCGTGGACACCGACCGCATCCTGGCCGAGGCCATGGCCCGGTCCCGGGACCAGTGATGGACCAGGCCAAGCTGGACGCGCTGCACCGGGCCATCACCGGCACGGACCAGCTGGGGGACTACCCGGACCCGGTGGCCGGGCGCGTGCTGGTGGCGCTGGAGGCCACGTGGCCGCTGCTCAAGGAGCACGGGCTGGAGGGGCGCGTGCCGGTGTACGCCGGGCGCGAGGGTGGGCCGTGGAGCGTGCCCACCGGCAAGCTGTCCGACGCCGTGGAGCAGGTCCACGCCCGCTTCCGGCTGACCGACCAGTCCCGGTGGCGCAACCTGACCGAGGCCGCGCGCCAGCTGGAGGCCAACCTGACCGCGCTGGCCGCGGTGGGGATCCAGCCCGCACCCCCACGCCCCCACCCCAGCCCCGGGGTGCCCACCGCCCCCACACCCACCCAGCCGCCGGACACGCCGGCTCCCCAGCCGCCCCCTGCGGGCCACGGGATCCTGCCGCAGGACGTGGAGCTGGTGGGGTCCCTGGCCTTCGACCGCGGAGACCTGGGCCGCTGGGCCAACGTCCAGACCGTGGACCACAACGGGGCGGCCACGGGCTACCGCACCCGGTCCATCTCGGTGCGGGACGCCGGGCCCGGCCATCCCACGGCCGCGCGCTTCCAGGTGGTGCCCGGGGACGTGCCCAACTTCGGGGGCGGGGAGCGCGCGGAGGTGCGCGCGGGGGAGACGTTCGACGTGGGGGAGGGGGACGAGACCTGGCACGTGTGGTCCACCATGTTCGGGGACCTGGGCGGGGAGTTCCCCCCGCCCGGTCAGGGCTGGGGCCTGATCTGGATGCAGTTCCACAGCGACGAGGGGTCCCCCCCGCTGAGCCTGCACGTGGACCACCAGGGGCGGCTGTCCGTGGAGAACGACCGCCCCGGGGGGTACGCGCGCCCGTGCGGGCCGGTGTCCCCCGGGCGCTGGTCGGACTACGTGCTGCACGTGCGCTGGGCCCGGGACGAGCTGGACGGGGGAGTGGCGCTGTGGCGTGACGGGGAGCTGCTGACCCGGTTCCCCGCGGCCACCACCGTGGGCACGGAACGCAACTACCTCAAGATGGGGATCTACCGAAGCGGCAGCGACCGCACCCACGTGCTGTGGCACGACGGCCTGCACGTGTACCGAGCACCGCGGAGGTAGCGCCATGGACGACCTGGTGGCCTGGCACGGGGAGAGCTGGGAGAGCCCCCTGTGGTTCGTGTTCCTGCGCGGAGCCCGGCCCAACCCCACCCTGTCGGCCTGGCGTGTGCGCGCCCAGGCCCGGGAGCACACCGAGGCCACCGCCCCCACCTTCGTGTGGACGGTGGACGGCGGGGGCATCGTGTTCGACACCGGCACCGTCACCGTCCCGTCCTCCGGGGAGGAGCTGGACACGGACAGCATCCAGCTGGTGCTCACCCCCGCTGACTGGGCCGACAAGCCCCGGGACTGGCACGGCTTCCTGGACGTGGAGATCAGCCGCGGGCCCGAGGACGCCCCCGCCGAGGTGCGCACCATCGTGCGCAACCGCCCGTTCCACGTGGAACCGGACACGGCCCGGTGAGCGACGTGGAGGTGGTGGAGCGGGGGGTGTCGGGGTCCGTGGTGCTGGAGCACGGGACCCCGGACCCGCTGGCCGGGGCCGAGGTGGTGTCCACCGTGACCGACGTGGAGGTGGTGGAGCACCGGGCCCCCGCCCCCGTGGTGCTGGAACACACCGTGCCGGACCCGCTGGCCGGGGCGGAGGTGGTCAGCGTGGGCCGCGGGGCCGTGCCGGAAGGGGCCATCGGCCCCGCCGGCGGGGTGCTGGCCGGGTACTTCCCGGACCCGGACTTCGCCCAGCCCATGGCCACCGCCGCCCACCTGAACGCCCACGAGCAGGCCCCGACCCCTCACCCGGCATATGACGACATGGTGTCCCTGCGGCTCCTGTTCGAGAACGGACTGGTCTGATGACCCTGGCTACCAACGTCGCGGACCTGGCGGTGCGCGCCGCCACCGAGGACAAGGCCCTGCGCACCCTGCTGTGCGCCAACGCCCCGGACCTGTCCGCGCTGGACACCACCGCCAAGACGGACCTGGTGTCGGCGATCAACGAGCTGAGCGGGTCCGTGGGCGGGGCCTCCGGGATCAACGACGCCACCACGTCCACCACCTCCAGCTGGTCCAGCCAGAAGGTGAGCACCGAGCTGGCCGACAAGGCCGAGCTGGCCCACAGCCACGGGGTGGCCGACCTGCCGGTGGCCGCCTCCGGGGTGTCCAGCAGCACCGCCCTGGTGCGCGCGGATGACACCCGGCTGTCCAACGCGCGCACCCCCACCGCCCACGCCCACGCCGTCGGGGACACCACCGGGTTGCAGAGCGCGCTGGACGGCAAGGCCGCCACCGCCCACGGCCACGCCATCGGGGACCTGCCGGTGGCCGCGTCCGGGTCCACCAGCACCACGGCCCTGGTGCGCGCCGATGATTCCCGGCTGTCCAACAGCCGGGCACCCACCGCCCACGTCCACGGGATCGCGGACCTGCCCGTGGCCGCCAGCGGCTCCAGCAGCAGCACCCAGGTGGTGCGCGCGGACGACCTGCGGCTGTCCGACAGCCGCGCCCCCACCGCCCACGGGCACACCACCGCTGAGGTCACCGGGCTGACGACCGCCCTGGCCGGCAAGGCCGCCGTGGCCCACGCCCACGCCACCACCGACGTCACCGGACTCCAGGGCTACGTGGACGGGCGCATCGGCACGGTGCTGGACACCGCCGGCGCCCCCGCCGCGCTGGACACCCTCAACGAGCTGGCCGCGGCCATCGGGGACGACGCCAACTTCGCCGGCACCGTGACCGCCGCCCTGGGCAACCGGCTGCGCATCGACGCCGCCCAGGGGCTGACCGGCCCCCAGCAGACCCAGGGGCGGACCAACATCGGGGCCGCCGCGGCCGCGGACCTGACCACCCTGACCACCAACGTGGGCTCCACCACCACCGACTTCGTGGCGGCCTATGAGGCGGCCCTGGTCTGATGACCCTGGTGTCCGAGGTGTCCGAGCTGGCCACTCGGATCGGGCAGGACGTCAAGGCCCTGACCACCGCCGTGGCCGGGAAGGCCGCCGCCGCCCACAGCCACCTGATCGGTGACCTGCCGGTGGCCGCCAGCGGGACCTCGAGCGCCACCGCGCTCACGCGCGCCGACGACTCCCGGCTGAGCAACAGCCGCACGCCCACCACCCACGCCCACGCCATCGGGGACCTACCGGTGGCGTCCAGCGGGACCTTGAGCACCACCCAGCTGGTGCGCGCCGACGACGCCAGGCTGTCCGACACCCGCACCCCGGCCGCGCTGACTGTGGTGGACGGGTCCGTGTCGGCCTCGGCGGCCATCGCGGAGTCCAAGCTGGCCCTGGCCAGCGACGCCGTCGCCGCCACCCCCAGCCGCCGCACCCTGGGCACCGGTGCCACCCAGGCCGCCCCCGGCAACCACACCCACACCTACCTGGACCAGGTGGTGCGCACCCACCTGTTCGGGGCCGTGGGGTACACCGAAGCCCCGGTGCTGGAGATGGAGCTGACCTCCCAGTTCACCAACCTGGCCAGCGCGGACTACCTGATGGGTAGCCAGATGACCGCGCTGGTGGACACCCACACCATGCTCAGTACGGCCTTCCCGTTCTACCGGGCCGTCGTGCCGGTGGCCGGGCGCTACGACGTGGAGTGGGTGTGGCACGGCACCGCGCTGCCCATGGCGGCCAAGGTGTGCAAGAACGTGCCCAACGGGTCCACGGGCGGCCAGGCCGCCACCGGGTACAGCGTGATGACTCAGAGCCAGACCGCCGGGGCCGAACAGAACGTGCGCATCCACCAGACGGTCCGGCTGGCGGCCGGGGACACCCTGGCCTTTGGACTGTGGTGCGCGGCCACGTTCAACATCCTGGTCAACCCGTGGGGCCAGGCCCGCACACGCTTCGCGGTGCGGTACGTGGGGCCCAAGTAGCCCAGCGCGCTACCTTGCCCGCACCACCTCCGCTCCCCGAGGAGACCCCAGATGTTCCGCTCGCGCCGCCGTCACCGCGCACCCCGCCGCGCACCTCGCCGCCTCCCCCACCGCGGGCGGGTGGCCGCCGTCCTCGCGGCCCTGCTGGCCGCCGTGGCCCTGGTGGGGACCGGCACCGTGGTGGGGTACGCCGCGGCCGAGCTGGAACCCCTGGCCGTGGACTGCTCCGCCAGCCAGCTGCCCCCCCACGACGGCAACCAGGTCGCGCCGGCGTGCATCCAGGTGTCCCACGGGGAGGTGGCCGCCCAGGGGAACAACCCCCAGCTGCTGGTGCTGGACAGCCCGCGCCGGGTGCGGGCCGGGGAAGACATCACCCTGCGCGTGTCCAGCCGCAACCTGATCCGGGACCGCTTCCTGGCCGCCGGGCAGGGGGGGTACTACCTGGAGACCGGCACCCTGTCCGGGGGGATCACCCGCGGACACTTCCACGCCGCCTGCCGCCCCCTGGGCCGGGCCGACGTGGCCCCCCAGCCGGACCGGAACGCCAGCTTCCGCGCCGTGGAGGACGGTGGGGGCGGCCCCGGCGCCGACACCGTCACCGTCACGCTGCCCGGGCTGGCCGAGCAGGGGCAGGCCCAGTGCGTGGTGTGGGCCGGGGACGGCTCCCACCGCACCCCGCTGATGCAGTTCGCCAACCAGGTGCCGGCGTTCGACTCCGTGCGCGTGGACGTGCGCGGGGAGGGTCCCCGCGGGCGAGCTCGCCCCGACGACGGCTGACCACCCCCCCCACCACGACGGCCCCCTCCCACTCCCGGGAGGGGGCCGTTTCGTGCGTCCTAGTCCTCGCGCTGGTGGGTGTCCTCGCGCACCGGGGCCGGGTCCGGCTCCCGCTCGTCCTGCTCGCGCTCGGCCGCCTCCCGGCGCTCGGCCATGATGCGCGCGGCCTCCTGGGCCTTCTCCACGTCCGCGCGCAGCTGGGCGTCACGGTCCGCGCGGGCCTGCTGGCGGGCCTGCTCCTCGGCGCGCTCGTCGGCCTCGCGCGCGGCCGCGGCGGCGTCGTCCTGCTCCCGCTGCTGGCGCTCCCGCTCGAGGTCCACCACGTCCGCGTCCGGGGCGCGGTCCTCGCGCTCCTGCACCTGCTCGTCGGTGTAGTCGTCCGGGGCGTCCCGCCACCCGCCGATGGGCTCGTCCCCCTCGTCGTCCTCGCGCTGGTGCTCCTGCTCGGCCTCGCGCTCGGCCTTGGCCTCCCGGCGCGCGGCCAGCTCGTCCACCGGCTCCGGTTGCGGCTCGTCCTCGGGCTGGTCCTCCTCCGGCTCCCGCTCCGGCTCCGGCAGGGGACGCGGGTGGGGTTCCGGCAACCTCTCGACCGGGGCCGGATCGTCAACCGGCCGGTCCTCGCCCAGCTCACGCGGGGGGTCGTCTACTTCCGGGCCCTCATCTGAGGGGGCGTCGGGCACCGGTGTGGGATCCCGGGAAATATTATTCGGCCCGTTCTCACCCCGCCCATCGTCCGGGACGGGCTGCGCGTTACGCGTAACGCGTTCCTGCTCCTCGCGCTCCCGGGCCTGGGCGGCGCGCTCGGCCGCACGTTCCCGGGCCCACCGCAGATCCTGGGCGCGGCGGGCCTCCGCGTCCACGCCGCGCCGGGCCTCCTGGGCCCACGCGGGCACCTGGTCCTCGTCCGGGATCTCGCGCTGGGGCTGGTCACGCGTGACGTCACGCGTGACGTCACGGGTCTCCGGGTCACGCGTGACGTCACGCGTGACCGGGTCGTCCTGCCGTGCCTGCTCCAGCTCCGCGCGCCGTTCCTGCTCGGCCGCCGCGTACTCCGCGGCCACCCGCGTGTCCCGGGTCTCCGCGTACCAGTCCTTGCGCACCTGGGCCACGTACTCCAGCTGACGCACCCGGGCGCGCTCGCTCTCCGCGGCGGCCTCCAGGTCCAGGTCCTCCCCGTAGGCGGCGCGGGCCTCCACGGCCTTGGCCCGGGCGCGCTCGGCGGCCAGGTGAGTGGCCCCCAGCTCGTCGTCCACGTTGCGCGGACCCCAGGTCTGCTCCCGCTGCCAGGCCTGGCGCCGGTTCTCCAGCTCCCCCGCGCTCAGCCCGGCCAGGTCCCGGCTGTGGCGGTCCAGCCCCATGGTGTCCGCGGCCCGGTTCCACACCCACGCCCGCTCCGGTTCCGTGCGCGACGGCTGGGGGCCGATGGGGTCCAGCTCGTCGTCCCACCCGAACTGCTCGCGGTACGCGGCCACCGGGGCCGCCCGACCGGCCAGGGCCTGACGCTCCAGGGGATCGTCCGGCAGGTCCCCCCACTGGCGCTGGGCCCAGGCCGGCCACTGCTCCACCACGCGCTGCCCGAGCTCGGCCACGCTGTGGTCCATGGCCCGGGCCAGCTCGGCCGCGTACGCGCGCTCGGCGTTGTCCCGGGCCCCGTGCTCCACCGGGCGCACCCGGGCCTGATAGGTGAACGGGACCGCCGGCGCGTCCGGGTCCTCCTCCTGGCGCTGGGACCGCGCCCGGTCCAGCTCCCGGTCCATGCGCGCGAACAGCACCCGGGCCGGGGACCGCGCCCCCGTCAGGTTGCCGCGCCCGCGCGCGGCGGCCAGCACCTTCTCCGGCTGGTGGCCCTCGGTCTCCGCGGCGCGCATCAGCCGCAGCAGCCCGCCGGCGTCCGGGTCCTCCAGCACCCGCTGGGCGTCATCCCCCAGGGCCTGACGCATCAGCTCCCGGTGGTGGACGGCGCTGTCCTCGATCACCAGCTGCTGCCACTGGGGGCCCAGGTGGCCCAGGTGCTCGCTGCGCTCCAGCTCCTGCGCAATCACCTGGCGGGCGGCCACCTCCCGGTCGTCGTACTCCAGCACGTCCCCGATGCGCCCCAGCGGCGTCTGCTTGTCGTCCTCCAGCACCGCATACGCGTGGTTGCGCTTGGACCCCCGGGCGAACCCGGGATAGAAGTGGCTGCGCCCCATGCCGGGGGTGACCAGCAGGTGGCTGGTGTCCGGGTTGCGTCCCTGGACGGCCTCCACCGTGCCGCTGTAGGCCAGTTCCACCTGCTCCCGCGTGTACTCCGCGTCCAGGGTGCGGGTGGGCCCGTACCGCATGGCCCCGGTGTCCTTGTCCCGCCCCTCCAGGCGGCGCACCTCCAGCGCCCCGTGGCTGGTGGTGCCCACCACCTCCCACTGCTCCCGGTTGACCACCCCGCGTGCACGGCTGTTCTTGCGGGTGGCCACGAGGTCCCCCACCCCGGCCACGGTGTCATCGCGCAGGGGGACGGCTCCCTCGTCGGACACGCGCCCGTGGCGCACCAGCTGGGCGCGCACCCGGCTGTTCAGGTTGGACGCGTCCTCCCCGGTGCGCGTGACGATGATGGACTGCTCCCCGTCCAGGTAGTCCCGGACGAACCCCTCCACGGCCGCGTCCCGCACCCACTCCGCGTCGGTGCTGCCGTGCAGCCGGCCCCGCACCTGGTACGGGATCAGGGCCTCCACCTTGCCCTGCCTGACCTCCGCGGATGCGTCGCGCTCCCACTGCTCGTGGAACCGGTGGATGGTGGCCAGCCGGTAGGGCTCGCGCTCCCGGTTCATCAGCGCGGCGGCCCCGCCGGCGTCCACGGCCCCGGCCTGCTCCTCATCCCCCACCAGCACGTACTTGCCCGCGCCGGCGCGGTCCAGGGCGTCCAGCAGGCGCACCAGGTCCCGCGTGCCCACCAGGGTGCGTTCGTCCACCACCACCGTGGCACCGCGTGGCACGGCGAACGTGGCACGCTCCGTGTCCGTGACCTCCCCGTGCTGGGCGCGGTCCAGGAAGTCCAGGTACGCGGCGATGTTGTGGGCCCGCTGCACCCCCTCCCGGGCCAGCACCTCCGCGGCGTTCTGGGCGGTGGTGAACCCCAGCAGCCCGTGGCCGTACACCTGCTCGGACACGTCGCTGATGGCCCCCACCACGCGGGACTTGCCGGACCCGGCCGGGGCCTCGATCTGGACGATGCGGTGTTCATCGGCCATCACGGCGGCGGCCACGTCGGCCTGCTGGTCGTCCAGCTCGTGGCGCGCGGCGATCAGGGCACGGGTGGTGCCCTCCGGCACCGTCGGGGCCCCCACCTGGTCCAGGCGGGCCACCAGGCTGTCCTCCCGCCCCAGGTGGGCCGCGGTGGTGTAGCGCTCCCCCTCCGGGGCGTCGAACACCGACCGACCCGTGCGCGCGTCGCGCAGGCTGTCCGGCACCCGGGCCGCCCCCGGGGCCTCCACGCTGATCACCTGGGGGCTGGCCAGGGCCTGCTCCGTCAGGGCGGACAGCAGGGTGGGAATGTCCTCGGCGGGCAGGTTGAGCCGGTCCGGCAGCCGCATGCTGATGGCGTGGTACAGGTGGGACCGGTTCCACACGGCCTTACTGGTGCCGCTCCTGGAGTCCAGGTCGGCCAACGCCTGGTCGATCACCAGCTCGTCGTTCCACGGCAGGGCCGGGGACGGCTGGGCGCGGGCCTTGTCGGTGTCGGCCACCACCCCGTCCAGCCCCCCGCGCACGGCCTCGCGCATGGTGGCCTCGAAGCGGGCCAGGTCCTGCTTGCGGGTGATCCCCTGGGCCTTGGGCTTGCGGCTGTCCCGGGCCGCGTACTGGAGGATGGACCACCGGATGAACGGGCTCACCGACTCCAGCTTGTGCTTGGCCGCGTAGCCGTCCACCAGCTCCGACGCGCGCTCCGTCAGGGCCCGTGACCTGCTGGAGAACAGATCCCGCACCGCCTGGGACACCCCCAGGATCTCCCGGGCCTTGCCGTCCGGGCGGGTGGCCACGCTGTAGCCCAGCAGCTCATAGAGCTTGGCCTCGGCCACGCGCAGGAACGTGGCGTCCAGCTGGTGCTTGGCCCGCATCAGGGGGGCCGCGTGGATGGCCTTCCAGCTCCCGTCCGGCAGCTGGACCCGGTTGAGCAGCATCACGTGGACGTGCAGCTGGGGGTCCCGGTCCCGGCTGGTGTGGTGACGGAACATGGCCATGGTCCAGTCCGGGGCCCGCACGTTGCGGGTGGTGCTCTGGCCGTGCACCCGGGGCCCGCCCACCCCCGTGCGCGTCCACCCGTGCTCCTCCGCGGCCTGGTCCAGGCTGGCCTTCACGCCGGCGTTGATGGCCTCCCACATCAGGGCGGCCTCGGCGGTCCGGCCCTCGCGCTCGAGGGCGGCGTGCAACACGCTCCAGCTCTTGGGCAGCCCGTACCCCAGGTCGTACGCGTGGACGTTCTTGCGCCGCTTGGTGCTGGCCTTCGCGGCCTGCTCGGACACCTGCTCCGGGGTGGCGTCCGGGTGCTTGGCCCGGTACTGGGCCACCAGCTGCTCGGCGGTCTTGAACCGCCGCGGCCGGCTGCCCAGCTTCTCCCCGGTGTGGGGGTGCTTGACCTCGTCCACCAGGGTGGAGAAGTCATCCCCGCTGGGCTGCCCCGGCACGATCTCCCCCACCAGGCGCAGGGCCCGAGCTCCGGCCCCGTACCACTCCCCGGGGGGCTCCCCGCCGGCCACCGCGTTCAGCTCGTACGCGGCCGGGCCGTGGGCCTCCGGGCGGTCCTTGGGGGCCTTGTGCTTGTCGCACGCGCGCAGGTAGTAGCCCCCGTCCGACACCGCCGTGGCGGACACGCTCACGGGGTGGCCAGCCCCCGCCGTTCGTTGGCCGCCGCTTCCCTGACGTCGGCCCGCCGGGTGATCTTCTCTCCGCGGTCGGCCAGCAGCGCGTCCGGGACGGCCTGTCCGCGGGCGCGCACGTTGGCCACCCCGATGGTGGCCTCGCGCACCGCCCGGTCGGCCTGGGCGTAGCGCCGCCCCCACACCCGGCGGTCGCGCCGCCCCCACGCCCGGCGACGTCCGTTGGCAGGGGTGTTCATAGCGGCGACTCCGCGGGAGCTGGGGGACTCCTGGCCTTGAGCACTGTAGCGGGGTCCGTACCCGGGTCAACGGTCGGTTGCAACTGTGTACCTGGCCTGCCGCCTTCCCTTCCGCACTGGCCCGTGGATCACTGGCCCTACCGCCCTGGGCCTTCGCCGGCCCCGGATGCACGTGCACCCGGGGTCCCCCGGACGGGTGACGTGCCCGAGATTCCTGGGGGGTGCTGAGGGATGGGGGACTAGGAGCCACCTAGGACAGACCTAGGACAGACATAGGTCTGTCGGCACTAGGACTGCACGGGGGGCTGGGGGGACCCCGGCCGCGGGGTGGTGTCACAGGACGCGCGGGTGGCAGCGTCCAGCAGGGCGCGCGCCAGCTGGCGCGCGGCGCCCACCGTCATCACGGGGGACCCCCCGTCCAGGATCAGCGACACCCGGTCCCCGGTGGCCCGCACCTCCCAGGTGCGCCCCAGCCAACGGTTGATTTCCCCGTGGCCACCCGCCGCCATGGCCCGCACCGCCTCCCGCCGTCCCCCCACCCCCAGCTTGCGATAGATGGCCTGCTGGTGGGTGCGGATGGTGTTGGTGGAGACGTGCAGCAGCGCGGCGATCTCCCGCACCGTCAGGTCGGTGGTCAGGTACAGCAGCACCCGGGCCTGGCTGGCCGTCAGGGGCGGGATGAACCGGGACAGCGTGATCCCCTCCGTGGGCGGCGATCACGGTACAAGGCTGTGGGCGTGGCACGTGGGACCTCGAGCGGCACCGGTGGGACGCTGCGCGCGTGAACACCCCGAGTGGACCGCTGGCTCGACTGCTGGCGCGCGAGGCGGCGCAGGCTTGCGCCCGCGCCGCGCGCAGCTGGCTGCTGGCCCCGCTCACCGACCGAATCCAGGAAGTGAGCACCCGCATGGCACTCGACCTCGAGCAGCTCCAGCAGGCCGCCACCCGCACGGGTGGCTACGTGGCCCAGATCGCCACCATCGTGCCGGACCTGCGTGGCAAGATCGCGCTGCTCACCGAGCAGCTGGCCAACGCCGGCGGCCTGGACGACGCCACCCGCGCCCAGCTGGCGGCCATCACGGCCAGCGTGGACGCCAGCGCGGACGCGCTGGCCTCGGTGGTGGCCGAGCCCGTCAACGACCCGGCCGTACCCACCGGTCCGGTGGAGGCCCCCCCGGTCACCAACCCGGACACCCCGGACCCCGGCAGTGTGGACGGCAGCGTGCCGGCGCTGGAGCCCCTGCCCCCCGAGGTGGACCCGGGCGGCACCACGTCCGACACCAGCCCCGGGACCGGGGCCGCGGATCAGGCCGGCACCGACGCGGAGGCCTCGGCCCCGGACGTGGTGGGCGGGGACGGCGCGCACGCGGACAACACGCTGCCCGGCGCCGGCACGGCGGACCAGGTGTCCCCGGAGTTCCAGGACGGGGTGGGGCGCTAGCCCGCCCCCCGCTCCTCCAGGAGGTCCCGGCCGCACCTGGCCCAGACCCTGCACGTGCTCCCCGGGTGACCCCGGCCCGCCACCCTGTGTCCCAGGGTGGCGGGCCGGCGTCGCGTTCAGGCCCTCTCGCGGGCCACGTAGGCCGCCGAGGCCCGGGCCCAGGCGCGACGGTCGCCGTGCAGGGCGGACATGGGGCCCGCGACGTCCTGGACCACCGCGCGGGCGGACTCCTCGCGCACCAGGGCGTCCAGGCGCTCACGGCTGGCCGGGGCACCCAGCCCGAGCTCCGCGGCCACCCAGCAGAACGCGGCGCGGATGAGGGCGGCCTCGCGCTGGGCGCGCGCCTGGGGGGTGACGGGCTCCAGGAACAGGGCGAACCACTCCGGGGTGCCGAACTCCGGTCCCCCGGTGGCGCTGGCGGCCTTGGCCAGCTTGCCCAGCCTGGACAGTCGCGCGGGGTCGGGGAGCTCGTCGGTGGCGGGGAGGATGGTGTCGCTCATGGTGGGGTCCCTCGGTGGTGGGCCGGGGCCTGGGGTGCCCGGCGATGACCTCGTCCCGACCCCGCGCGCCGGCGCCCCGCCAGGGCGCCGCAGGCGAGCGCAGCGGTCCCTGGCGGGGTGCTGGTGGGTGGGGTAGAGGTCCCCGGGAGCCGGTCACCTCTGGACCCGTACCGAGCCGGGACCCCGCGCGGCACCGGCCCAGCACCAGCGGCCCCAGGGGACCCCGTCCCAGGCTGGCACTCTGGCGCGGCGGAAAGGCATCCTCGCAGGTCACAGGCCCCTCGGCGCGGCGGGAAGTGTGTCACACTGGTGGTATGACCGCCACCGAGACCCCCGCCCCCACGCCGGCCCAGGCCGCCGCGTACGCCACGTACAGCACCGCCGAGCTGCGCGACCTCGCCGAGGAGCTGGAGGTGGACGCGCTGTTCCACGAGCCGGGCGCGGACGCCGACCTGGCCAACGTGCGCGCCACCCTCCAGGCCCGGGGCCTGTGTGGCTACTGCACCGCCCCGCTGCACGAGGTCCACGCCGCCAACTGCCCCACCGAGGCCTACTGACCTGCACGGCCCTGCTCCACCCACTCCACCACCGAGGAGACCCGCCATGTACTACCCCCAGCCGCCCCCGCCCCCCCCCGCCCCAGCTCCGACGCCGCCGCCGGTGGCCGTGGGTGGTGCTGGGGGTGTTCCTGCTGCTGGTGGCGCTGGGCAACTCCGGCGACCCCGCCCCGCCCGCGCCCGCCGCGGAGGCCAGCGTCCCGGCCGACAAGACCGCCGCCCAGACCGCCCCCAGCACCACCAGCACGACCCCCGCCCCCACTCCCAGCACCACTCCCAGCACCCCCGCGCCCGCCCCGGTGGACGCGGTGACGGTGACGCGGGTGATCGACGGGGACACCTTCGAGGTGGAGGGCGGGCGCACCATCCGCGTGCTGGGGATCGACTCCTGCGAGGCCAACACCTACGGGGGTCGGCTGGCCACCGGGTCCGCCCAGTCCGCGCTGGCCAACCCGTACAACCAGCCGGTCACCCTGACCGCGGAGCCGGGTGTGGACACCGACCGCTACGGGCGGGAGCTGCGGTACGTGCAGCTGGACGGCCACGACTTCGGGTCCGCCATGGTGCGCGGCACCCACACCGCCGTGTACGCGGGGGACAACGACGCCTCGCCCGCCTACGTGAGCGACCTGCGGGCCATGGACGCCAACGGCCGCGACTGCGACGGTCCGACCCCCACGACCACCACCCCGGACACGGACGTGTACGTGGTGCCGGACGGCGGCGGGGACGACGACGACAGCCACCGGTGCCGCAACACGCTGGGCCGCTTCACCCGCTGCTGACCCCCGCCGGGGGCCAGGAACCGGCCCGGGGTCAACCGACCCCGGGCCACCAAGGAGAGGACACCATGAAGATCACTATTCCGACAGCCGAGGAGCTGTCCGGCCGCTTGGGCGGCCTGGACAAGCTGCTCACGGCCAAGCGCTGGGAGCGCGCGGCCATCGTGTACGCGTTCACCCGCGACGCGCAGGGTGAGCGCACCGACCTCACCCAAAATGGGGGGAAGTTCCCGGTCGCCGTGGACGAGTTCGCTCGGCTGGGGTTCTCCGGGCTGGCCAAGCGGGACAGCGTGGCCCGCTACCGCCACACGTGGCAGCGCGCGGTGGACGAGGGGCACGCCACCCCGACCGAGCCCGGCCAGGACGTCGTCCTGCCGGACCTGCCGTGGCCCGGCACGACCCAGGTGGCCGACAACCCCCTGCGGGCCCGGCGGGACGACGCCCCGGAGCGCAAGGTCCAGGTGATCGAGAACATCTTGGCCGACCCGGACGTCGCGCGCGCCTACGAGGAGAGCCACCCGGTCACCTCGGAGGCCGTCACCAAGGCCATCCAGTCCGATCCGGCGGCGTATCGAGCTGCGCGCGCCGCGGTGAGCGAGGAGAGCCAGCGCAACGACCGCATCCTCAGTGCTCACAACGCCGCCGAGGCCGCGCGCCGCCGCGACGCCGCGCGCCGGGACATGGAACCGGTCCACATCGACGTGTACGCGGATCGCATGGCCCGCGCGGTCCACCGGCTGCTGGACAGCGAGTACCACCAGCTGGCCACGTCGCTGGACGAGCTGCTCAAGTTCCGGGACCACATCTCGCCCCGGTCCGCCCAGCACCTGGCGCGGGAGCTGGCCGCGCTCACCGCGCGCGCCGAGGCCTTCCGCGGACGCCTCAACCACGACCAGCCCGAGGCCCCCGGCCGCGGACCCAACCTTGACGTCCTGGACGTCGAGTTCGACGAGAAGGAGATCGTTTCGTGAAGAGCAACCGAGAGTTCTACGAGGAGCTGGCCGCAGCAGCGGTGCTGCTGCTGGAACTGGACGTGGTGGCCCCCACGTCGGTGGACATTCTGGACGCATGGTCCACCCAGCCGGGAGGGGCCCCCGTGGCGCTGCTGCCGACGGTGCAGTCCCACCTCAAGGAGGTCAGCGAGGTGCTGCGCGCCCTCGGACACACGGTGGTCCCGGTGTCCGACGCGTACTACACGCTGAGCGACCAGGAGGCCGAAGGGACCCGCACGCTGGGCCCGGGGGACGTGGGCAAGTCCTTGCCTGTGGGCAACGGGAAGCGGCAGGCCGGCATCTTGTTCGTCACCCCCGACGACGAGTTCGCGCAGGACATGCTGCGCGGCTACGAGCAGTGGACGGTGAACGCCGGCAGGGGCCGGGTGGTGGCCTCCATCATCCGGCAGGACAGCGCGTCCAACGCGGGACTGCTCAGCCGGGAGGACACCCTGACCATCATCGGGGTGGAGCAGCGCCGAGCCCTGACCGCCGCCGGGGAATGACCAACGCTGGACCCGGCCCACAGCTACTGGGCCGGGGCCAGCGCCCCCAGGGGACCACGGACTCAAGACCTCCTCCCGGCCACCGCGCCGGGGGGAGGTCCGTCGTATCTGCAGCTCATGGCCCTGCGGCGACGTGCGGAAGTGTGTCACACTGGTGGTATGACCACCACCGAGACCGCCACCGCCACCACCGACGCCCCCGTGCTGGCCCCCTCCGTCCTCGCCGCGCTCGCCGCCCCCGCCGGGTGGTTCATGGCCGCCGTGTGGTTCGACGCCGACCGCCAGCAGTACGTGGACGTGTGGGACACCTTCGGCGACGAGGAGGAGGCCGACGAGGCCTACCGCGAGACCCGCGCGGGCCTGTCCGAGGGGTTCCAGGAAGGGGCCGACGGGTTCGTCATGACCTGCCCCACGGACGCCGCCGTGGCCGCCACCCCGGCCGACGACCGGGAGCGCCTGACCCGGTTCCAGCGCGGGATGCGCGAGGTGCTGGACGGGGCCCGCGAGGCCTGACCCCCCGCCCCGCGGACCCGCCCCCCGGCCCCAGTGCCGGGGGGCCGATCCGGGGCATATCCGCAGCTCACAGGCGGTGCGGCGGCATGCGGAAGTGTGTCACACTAGTGGTATGACCACCACCGAGGACCGCACCACCGCCGCCACCACGCGCTTTGCCACCGCCGTGAAGACCAGCCCGCGGGGACGCACCTGGTACCGCGCGGACAGCAGCTCGACCGGGAACCGCGACGTGGCCCAGATGCTCGCGACCCTGACCGCCGCCGACAACCCCGCGCTGCCGGTGGCGCTGGTGGACGCCGACCAGGTGCACACCTACCGCCCCGGCACGCTGCGCATGGCCCACGACCACATCTACGACGGGACCGGCCAGGACACGGACACCGACGTGGACGCCCTGACCGACGCCGAGCTGTAGGAACCCCGGGGGGGCCGGGACACCGGCCCCCCCTCCCACTCCACCACCGAGGAGCCCACCGTGACCGTGACCAACCTGCCCACCGCCCTGCCCCGCCCGATGCTGACCACGCTGGTGCGCACCTGGGCCCACGACGCCGCGCTGCCGTGCGAGCAGCCCGGCCGCACCCACCAGCTGCCGTGGCGCCGGGTGCACGGCAACGCCGAGGACGTCACCGACCCCGCCGCCGCCGAGGCGCGCGCCGAGGGGTGGCGCGCCCGGGCCACGGTGGCCCCGGACCAGCACGGCCGGTGTTCCCACGTGGAGGTGCGGGTGGCCCCGTCGGCCATGAACCCGTCGCGCGGGTCGGACCGGGTGAAGCGCGCCGACGCCGAGGTGCTGTCCCGCCTCGGGCTGGGGGGGTCCTGATGGACGCCCAGACGGTGACCCTGGTCCTGACCGCGGAGCTGCGCGAGGCCGTGGAGCGCGTGCGCGCCACCGGGGTGACGGCGTGCGAGAACGACGCCCGCGGGGTGATCGCCGATGCGGTGGTCGCCGCCACGGCGCCGCTCCCGGGCCCGGACGACCTGTGCCAGCACCCTCCCGGCTACGTGTGCGGGGCCTGCGCCGAGTAGGTCACGCTCCGGTCTCGGCCCGGTGACGATCGGCCCCCCACCTGCGCGGTGGGGGGCCTCGTCGTGTCCGCGGTGTCCGTGGGTGGGGCTACCGTCCGCGCCCATGACCACCGGTCTGGGCCGTAGCGCCACCGAGCGCGCTGCACTCCACGCTGCCGCGCGCGAGCGGGAGGGGTGGTCCCAGGTGATGGGGGCGCGGTGCCGTCCCGTGGCCGCCACGCTGGAGTGGCTGGACGGGACCCGCCCCACCGGGCCCGTGACGGGGGAGGCCAGCCTGGCCGGTGCCCCGCCCGGCCCGGACGCCATTCACGCCGAGCTCCAGGCCGCCAACGACCTCGAGCGCGAGCAGCGGTACGACGGGGAGGACAGCACCTGGGCCGGGATGGTGGCCCACACCTTGAGCTGGGCGCGCGGGCACGCCGACGCGGAGTCCCCCTTGCCGTAGCCGGCCGCCGCCGGCGTGGGCGGCGGCCGGCTCGTCCACCCGCTGCGCGGGTACCCTCATTCGGCCGGAACGGGGGTCCACCAGTGGGCCCCCCAGCAGTCTCCCCAGACCCCGGAGGCACCCCCCCATGGACGACGTGTGCACGATGTGCGTGACCCCCAGGCTGTTCTGCCGCTGCGACCCGGACAAGGTGGTGGAGCAGCTGGCCCGGGACCTGAGCCGGTGGAACCACCCGGCGGGAAAGGGACGGTCGGCACCGGCGCCGCCGCCGGCGCCGGAACCCCGGCGCGTGTAGCCGCCCGCAACGGCTCGGTCACGATCGGCCGTGCCGCACGGTGCAGGTGGTCTCGGCCGTGCAGGACCGTAGTGTGTCACATATGGACGCGGACCCCAGACCCGCGCCGCGCGACACCACCGAGGAGCACGCCATGACCGAGTCCACCGCCCCCGCCCCCACCACCGACGCCGCCCCGGGCACCCCCCGCCCGTGGGTGCTGGTGTCCCACGAGGGCCAGGAGGTCACCCGCTACACCACCGCGGCCAACGCCCGCCGCGCGGGCAAGAAGCTGCCCGGGACCCCCCGCGTGGTCGCCGCCGTCGAGTGGGAGACCGAGCAGGCCCAGCGCGCCACCGACGAGGCCCAGGGCCTGCCGGAGGGGTTCACCGCCACCCAGGCCGCCAAGGTCGCCGCCACCGCCGACGACACCGACCCCCACGCGGCGTGTGCCGACGCCGACACCGACTGTGCCGGGGACATGGGCCCGGAGCGGTGCGCCCACCACGCCGAGGGCGCCGCCCAGCTGGACGCGGAGCGCTTCGAGGACAGCGGGGAGCTGGTGCCCGCCTTCGAGGACGACGGGGACGAGGAGACCGCCCAGGACGACGAGGCCCGCATGGCCGACGCCGACGACGTGGAGCGCGACGCGCGGGACCACGCCACGGACGAGGAGCTGGCCGACGCCCAGGGCTGGGAGTACCCGGCCCCGGAGGGCCAGCCCGCCAAGGACGACGCCGACCCGGTGGAGGCCATGGTGGCCGAGGCGGTGGCCACCAACCCCGGCCCGGCCAAGGGCCCCCAGGAGCGCCCGGTGCCCCAGCGCGGGACCGCCCGCCAGCACGGGCTGGTCCACGGCCAGACGGTGACGTACTACGGCCGGGGCAAGTCGGCCATGTTCCCGCCCATCGGGACGGGCACCGTGGAGTGGGTGGGCAACCAGGTGGGGGTCCTGGGGGCCGGTGGGTGGCTGCTGGACAAGGTGGACAAGTCCACCAAGCTGTGGCTGGTCCTCGGGGAGGCCCCCGCCCGGTCCTTCGAGGAGGAGGCCCAGGACCGCAAGGCCACCAAGGCCAAGGGGTCCAAGGCCACCAAGGCCACCAAGGCCAAGGCCCCCGCCGAGGGGGAGCCCACCGGGCTGGCCGCGGTGTTCGCCGAGCGGGTGCGCACCACCCCGCTGTCGGAGACCCAGCAGAAGCTGGTGGACGCCGGGCCCATGCTCCAGTACCGCGCCGCCGGGTCCACCGACGAGTGGACCGACTACCGCCGGTTCGCCACCGCGGCCAAGGCCATCACCAGCGCCGCCGGGCGCGCGGCCAAGGCCGAGAAGGTGGGGACCCCCGCGGAGCAGCGCCTGGTGGCCCAGGACGGCCAGACGGTGTGGTCCTCGGACCAGGGGTACGCCCTGCCCGCCAAGCCCAAGGCCAAGGCCGGGAAGTAGGCCCCCCGGCCCCGCCCGGCCCAGCCCCTCGACACCGGAGTGTCGGGGGGTTGGGCCATGTTCTGGCAGGTCACGGTACAGACCCGGTCCCCCCCGATGTGTGGCACACAACGGGGGGGACCCGTAGTGTGGAACACGAACGCCCCCCCGGAAGGACCGGGGACCTCACCCCCAGGAGGACCGCATCATGGCCCACGAGTTGGAACAGAACACCACCGCCGACGGGACCGTCGTCACCAGCTTTGCCGCCGCCGTGCGACCCGGCTGGCACGGTCTCGGGACCGTGACCGACGGCCTGATGGATCCCGACGAGCTGATGCGCACCGCGTACCTGGGGGGCTGGGACGTGCGCGCGCTGCCCAGCGTGGCCCACGTGATGCTGGAGAACGGCACCACGGTCCCGCTGGTGGACGACACGGAGCGCACCGTGGTGCGCACAAGCCCCTTCACCGGCCAGATGGAGAAGCTGGGCACGGTGGGGAGCTGGTACACCCCCATCCAGAACGAGGCCCACGCCACCTACCTCCAGACCCTGGTGGCCGAGGGCGGGGCCACGCTGGAGACCGGGGGGAGCCTGGACCACGGGCGCCGGGTGTTCATCACGGCCAAGCTGCCGCGCAGCGTGCAGGTGGGCGGGGTGGACCGCGTGGACCTGTACGTGGCCTGCCTGAACAGCCACGACGGCAGCTCCGCGTTCACCACCGCCGTGACCCCGATCCGGGTGGTGTGCGGCAACACCGAGCGCGCCGCCATGCGGTGCAACGACGGGATCTACAAGGTGCGCCACACCGAGAAGGCCACCCAGCAGATCGCCGAGGCCCGCAAGCACCTGGGCCTGACCTCCGAGTGGTTCGAGGAGTTCCAGACCGGCGCGGAGCGCATGGTCAACACCCCCATGACCACCGGGGAGTTCGAGATCAAGGCCAAGCAGATCATTCGCCCCGGCGGGGACAAGGACCTGACCGACCGGGCCAAGGCCAACGACAAGGCCAAGATGGACCAGCTGGTCGCGCTGTTGCAGGACGGTAGCCAGCAGGCCACGGTGCGCGGGACCGCCTGGGCCGGGTACAACGTGATCACCGAGTACCTGGACTGGCACGCCGCGGTCCAGACCCGGGACCACGGCACCCCGGAGCGTGCCCGCGCCGCCCGTTCCCTGGTGGGTGGCAGCGACGCCGTCAAGGCCACCGCCTGGAAGCTGTTCCAGCCCACCCCGGCCTGACCGGGAGCGTCGCCCCCGGACCCGCCACGCCACGGGCCCGGGGACGGCGCCCCCGGCCAGGACGGTCGAGGACTCCACCACCGAGGAGCAGCCATGCCAGCACAGACCATTCCCGCCCACGCCGTGGGTGACGTCGTCCACCTCCTGCCGGAGGCCCGGCGCCCCGGCGAGGGCGACCCCCTGTTCGTGGTGACCGCCATCCCGGGTGGGAGCCGCCGCAGGCTGGCCGTGGACCCCGTGGAGGGGGGCCGTGGTATCGCGGGGGCCCCGGAGCTGTTCGAGCGCGTGGACTCCGACACCGCCGCCCGCGCCCGCGCCCGCATGGCCGAGCTGGCCGCCGCCGGGGGCCGCGTGACCCTGGGATCCGTGGTGGTGTTCACCTCCCCCACCCGGGAGGCCCAGCGCGGCCTGTTCGTGGCGATCAAGGCCGACGGGGGCCGGGCCACCGTGGTGCCGCTGGGGGGCTCGGAGTCCGTGGCCGGGTTCCGCGGGGTGTCCTTCCAGATGCTGCGCGTCGTGCCCATCACCGACGCCGCCCGCGCCGCGCTCCAGTCCTGACCCCGCCAGACTCCCCGTCGCCCGGCGACCCCGGGCGGCGGGGTTCCAGGCTCCGTTCCACCACCGAGGAGAGACATGGACACCGACCAGACCGCCCCCACCCCCAGCGCCGGACAGGTGCGGGAGTTCCTGCCCCTGTGCATCGGGGACGGGCACGCCGCCATGCTGTGCGCCACCGCCGAGGCCGCGCGCACGGCCCGCGACGACGCCGAGGCCGCAGCCCGCCGCGGGGAGGTGCGCAGCTCCGCCGTGGACCGCGCCCACCGCGTGCTGCTGGACGCTCAGATGGACGTGGCCGACTACTTCGGACACGTGCTCCACGGCATGCCCGGGCGCGTGCAGCGCGCGGCCGGCCACCGGGCAGGGACGTCGTGAGCCCCCTGGAGCGCGACGACGCGGCGCTGGTGGCCGCGTACGCCGCCGGGGACCCCGACGCCTTCGCCGAGCTGTGGACCCGCCACCAGCGCTACGTGCACAACGTGGCCCACCACCTGCTGGGGCGCGCCAGCCGGGACGCCGACGACATGACCCAGGAGGTGGCGGTGCGCCTGCTGCACAGCGTGCACACGTGGGCGGGCCGGGCATCGTTCCGGTCCTGGCTGTACACCGTGACGTCCAGCGTGGTGTACACCCACCTGCGCACCTTCGGCAGGCGTCCCCGCGTGGTGGCCCAGCTGGACGAGCTGGGGGAGCGGGAGGCCCGGGAGGACCCGGGGCTGGCCACCGTGGAGTGCCGCAAGGACGTGACCGCGCTCCTCGAGCTACTGGCCCCGGACCGCCTGGACGTGGTGGTGCTGGTCCACCACGACGGCGTCCCCCAGGTGGACGTGGCCGTGTGGCTGGGGGTGCCGGTGGGGACGGTGAAGTCCCGGTGTGCCCGCGGGCTGGCCGAGCTGCGCAGGGCGGTGGCGTCGTGACCGCCGTGGCCCGCGTCCTGGCCGCGGTGGAGAACCCCGGACGCTGCCCGGCGGCCCACCGTGCCGCCCTGGCCGAGCTGGCCCGCGCGTGGCCGGTGCTAACCGGCGCCCTGACCGCCCTGCTGCGCGAGCAGGGTCGTCCCGTCCCGCACGAGTGGAGGGGGTTCCGGTGACCACTCGCCGCAAGGGGGACCGCCCCCAGCCGGACCAGGTGTGGCACGGGCGCCGCGAGACGTGGCGCCGGTTGCGCATCGTGGAGGTGACCGACGACGGCACCCGCGTGCAGGTGAAGCGTTCGACGTCCCGCCGCACCCAGTCCATGAGCGTGGACACCCTGTGGAAGGACTACCGCCGAGACGAGCTGGCATGACCGGGCAGGGCCCGGTGTTCCACCCGGACACCGGACTACCCCAGGCCATGGCCCGGAAGTGCGCCACGTGCGTGTTCCGGCCGGGCAACCCCATGCGGCTGCGTCCGGGGCGCCTGGGGGAGCTGGTGGACCACAACCGCGGCATCCGCCTGCCGGAGCTGGAGGGGCTGCCCCAGTCCGGTGGGGTGCTCACCTGCCACATGACGCTGAGCTACGGGACCCACCCGGAGCTGGGCCAGAGCGCGTGCCGGGGCTACCTGGACGCCTATCCGGACGTGCTGGCCGCCCGCATCGCCGAGCGGCTGTTGGGCGGCTGGCACCTGATCGACCCACCCACCGAGGAGAGCTGACCCATGCCCCACTGTCCCCAGCACTGCCCCAGTCCACCCGTCCTGGCCGCTGTGTCGGTGGTGGCCGTCGCCGGCGCGCTGCTGGGCGCCACCGTGGCCGTCGTCTACCTGCTGGCCGCTGTGGCCGTCCTGGCCGTGGCCGGGGCCGTGATGCTGGCCCGGGCGGTGGTGGACGTGGCCCAGCACGCCGGGTCCCTGACCTGGCCCCAGCGCTGGGCCCGCGTGGTGGCCTGGTGGTGCCGCGCTCGAGCGCGCCGCCGCGCCCGCCGCCAGGTGTGTGCCCAGGCCCGGGTGGCCATCACGGCCAGCCCCCAGGGGCTGGAGCTGCCCGCCAGCTACGCCGCGTGGACCCCCACGCCGGCGCCCCGCCGCATCACCGAGGAGAGCTGAGCCCCATGACCATCGCCGAACCGTACGGGCGCGTGGAGACGCACACCCTGTACCTGCGCCTGCGCGCCGCCCCCACCATGTCCATCCCGCGGGCCCAGGACACCGGCCGGGACCCCAACGCCCCGGTGCGCCGCATCACCCCCAACCTGCTGACGATCACCTACGAGCGGGACCTGTACGACGCCGTCCAGTGGCGCCTGGACCGCGCCTACGTGACGTGCATGGGCCCGGAGAGCGGCACCATCGCCTGGGCCCCTCCGGACCCGGAGGACGGGGAGCAGTCCCGCTGGACGTTGCCGTGGGAGTCCGCCCCGGAGTGGGTGCGCACCACCGCCGAGACCTTCAAGCCCTGAACCACCGAGGAGAGCCGACCCATGACCGACGACGCCAAGAGCAACGCCAGCCACCGGGCCCCCTGGGACCCGCCGCTGGACGACCACGACCCCGGCCCCGTGCCGGACTACGAGCCCACCGTGGCCCTGCCACCGGCGGTGGAGCGCTGCGGTGTCCAGACCGACTCCGGGTGGGGTTGCTACCGCCCGGCCGGGCACGACGGCGGGCACGACCCGGACGGGTACCCGGAGGTGACGCACGACGGGTTCGGGCGCCAGCTGCCGGACCCCCTGGACGGCGAGCTCGCCGGGGGGATCACCGAGGCGGTGCGCGCCGCGGCCACCGCCGGGATGAGCGCCGAGCACATCGCGGACGCGGTGGCACTGGGGCTGGGGCTGCGCGCCGGCGTGGCGGCCCTGACCGTCCAGCAGGGGGACGCCATCCGCGGGGCGGAGTGGGTGTCGGTCACCCACGACCCGGACGCCCCGGAGCGCTACGTCAAGGTGCTGGCCGGTGGTGCCGTGCTGGAGGTGCGCGCCGGGGGTCCCATGCTGCGCTGGGGCTGGACGGCCTGGACCGAGGGCGGGCACCGGTACATGAGCGGGGTGGGGCACCACACCGCCACCGAGGCCATGTACGTGGCCGAGACCAAGGCCCGCCACATCGACCGGGACTGCCTGTGCCCCACCCCCGGCATGTGTCCCACCATGCCGGGGGACCGGGACCGGGTGCCGCTGGTCCGAACCATGCCCACGTGCGACGTGTGCGGGGCCAGCACCAGCCAGCACGCCAGCGACTGCCCGGAAGCGGTGCGCCGTGGCCAGGGGTGAGCCGTACCAGGTGCCGTCCAGGCTGGCGTGCTGGCTGGCCGACGTCCACAACACGCTGACCGAGCTGGGCACCGAGGCCGCGGACGACCGGGACACCGCCCGGGTGGCCGCCGAGCAGGCCATCGCCGGGGTGTGCGCCGGCCGGATCGCCCAGCTGCCGGCCGGGGACCCGGACTCCAACGTGCTGGTCCACGTGGTGCGCCTGCTGGCCTACGGACACCGCCACACCATCCCGGGCTGGGACCCCCAGTGGGCCCCGGACGTCGCGGAGGTGCGCTGTGGCCAGCACTGAGCCCACGCTGTACGTGCGCGCCAGCCGGCGCCCCCGCGGCCAGCACTCCATCACCCCGGGGCCGTGGCACATCACCACCGGGGTGGTGTGGACCCAGTGCGGTATCCGCCTGGTGGCGTTGCCGGACCGCTGGCAGCGCGAGACCCAATCCTGGCCGGACGGGGCGCGGTGCCGCAGATGTGAGTTCCCCCAGGGAGACCATGCCGGACATGGCCAAGGCGTCGGCGCTGGTGGCGCTGGGGCTGGGGCTGGTGCTGGTGGTGGTGCCGTGGGCGGTGGCCGTGGTGGCCAGCTTCCAGGTGCGCGTGTGGTGGGAACGGTGCGGGCTGGCCGGGACGCTCGAGGAGGTGGTGGGTGATGCCCAGGGACACCGAACGCCGGGAACCCATGCCGCGCGCCCGCATCACCCGGGCCGAGCGGGAGGAGATCGAGGACCGGGCCCGGACGGAGCTGGGGGACGTGCGGGGGGCGTTCTCGGAGATCACCCGACTGGGGATGCGGTTCTGGCTGACCTACATGCCGCCGGGGTGGAACCCGGAGGGTGACCCCCTGACCGGGACCTGCCACCACTGCTCGGCCGCCCTGGAGTGGGACGGGGTGTGGCGGGACGCGGAGGACCTGAACCCCGGGTGCCCGGTCAACCTGTCCGGCCACGTGCCCGAGCAGGAGGACGACGCCTGATGGCCACGGTCCGCCACCTGCTGCCTGATCAGCTGCACTGCCTGGATTCCATCCAGTGGGGCGGCCAGGCACTGGTGGTGGACCTGGTCAGCAGGGCGGTGCCGTGCTCGGACGGCAAGCGACGCCACCAGGTGCTGGCCCTGGCCGGGAACGGGGAGCTGGTGGTGGCCCTGATCGAGCCGGGCACCCCCGTGCCGGTGGTGTTCCTGGATCCCACGGACCGCACCGTGTGAGCTACCCCCAGGCCCCCGTGACCAGCTCCGGCTGGTGGGGGTCGTCCACGTGCTTGGCCCCGGAACAGTTGCTCAGTGCCAGCCGTAGCTGGAACGTGGTGGTGGGGCGCGTGGTGTGCTGCCACGTCACCTGGCGGTCCACGCTGGCCGCGGGGTTGCGGTACACCGCCGTCCAGCTCTGCCAGGCCGCGGTGAGCAGGTCCACGGCCGTGGGGTGGCGCCACCAGCACGGGGTGAGGGCTTCCGCGTCGAACGGGTAGCGCTCCACCAGCACCTCCCGCATCCAGGCCAGCAGCTCCGTGTACCGGGCGGCGTGCTGGTCGTTGGGCAGGTCCGGCCAGTGGATGGGACGCACCCGCGCGGCCTGGACGGCCATGGCCGTGATGCTCTCCGACAGCGCCTTGACCGCCGCGCGGGTGACCTGGAGGTCCCGGTCCAGCTCATCCACCCGCCCGCGCAGCATGCGGTCCGCGGGGCGGTCCCCGTTGCCGCTCACCGCTGGTCCTCCGGTTCGGCGCGCTCGAGCTCGGCGCGCTCGGGCACGGGCGGGGGCTCCGGGTCCCCCCGGTACCACCCCAGCGTGCCCAGCACCGCGACCGCGGTGCCCACGGCCTCCAGCCACCCCCTGCCGTCCCCGCTGCCGGACCCGCCCGGGTTCTCGCGGGGGGTGGGAGGGGGGTCCGGGCAGCAGCACGTGCAGGAGAACGTCTGGCCCAACAGCCCCACGTGGGTGTGGGGGGCGGCGCTGTCCCTGTCCCACGTGGTCACGGGGTGCTCCCCGCGCGCTCGGCCTGGATGCGGTCCGCCGTCTGCTGCTCCTGCTCGGCCCAGCGGCAGTGGGTGCCCAGGTGGGGGGCCGGCTTCCTCATGGTCCAGGTGCTCTGGCCTTCGTACTGGGCGGGGACCAGGTGCTCCGGGCCCACCATGGCCCCGCCGATCCCACCCAGCAGGGTCAGGGCGCACGTGACGTAGCCGCCGGGGTTGTGCCAGTGGTTGAGCGGGTGGACGTGCACCCAGTCCAGGCGGTAGCGGCTGTGGCCGATGCCCAGCCGGTTGCGGATGGCGTACACCGCGCCCACCTGGTGGACGGTGGGGGCGTCGTCCCCGTCCCCGGTGAGGTCCAGGGACAGCTGGTCCGGGTCACCGGCGCGGGACCGGGCGGCGTTCATGAAACCCCGTCCTCGACCGTGTCGCGCCCGTCCAGGGACTCCACCCGGTGGCGCATCACGGGGGTGCCCACGTCCCCACCGCCCGGGGCCGCGTCGTCCTCGCGCACCATCCCCAGCGTGGCGATGGCCACCAGGGCCCCGCCCACGGCGGCCAGGAACCCGTCCTCAGCCATGACTCCTCCTGTGGTGTCCCCGCCGGCGGCGGCGTGCCGCCGAGCGGAAGTAGTCGGCCCACAGCCAGATCGACAGCGTGAGCACCAGCGGCCAGAAGATGGCCCCGAACGCCGGGACCTGCCATGCCCAGCTGCCCAGCACCGCCCCCAGCAGCAGCAGCGCCAGGTACGGGGGCCTCACGACCCCACCTCGGTGGTGGGCCCGGCCCGGCGCTGCTCGTCCAGGCTGTACACCGGGGCCAGCGGACCGGTGGGGGGGTGGGGCGCCTTGGCCCGCGGGGTGCGGCGCTCCCAGATGGGGCGCACCGTGCCGATGGTGGGTTTGCCGCGCGTGTAGACCACGGCCTTCCCGGGGTCCAGCTGGTCGATCTCGCTGGCGGTGAGCACGGGGGAACGCTCGATCTCCCCGCGCCGGTTGCGCTGAGCCTTGTGCCCCAGCAGCGTGGACAGCTTCTCCAGGCTGGGCACGCTGCCCCCGGCCCCCATGCGCACGGCGCTGTTGGTCCACAGCGTCCCGGCCCCGGCCGCGCCCAGCATCTCCTCGGCCTGGTCCAGCCCCTGGAACGCGCACACGATGGGGACGCCGATGCCGCCGAGCTCGGAGCTGATGCGGGCCAGCGGCAGCCGGGCGGTGTTGTACACCTCGTCCAGGATCAGGCCGAACGGAGGGTCCAGCCGACCCCGGCTCCCGGCCAGCTTCTTGCACGTCTCCACCACGTGGCCCACCAGCGCGGAGAACAGCGGGGTGAGGGGGGCGTACTCCCGCTGTGTGCCGATGACGTACAGGAACCCCCCGCCCAGGATGAACGCCGGCACGTCCAGCCCGACGTCCCCCGGCCCCGGGGTGGCCGCGTACGCCAGCTCCGGTATGTCCATGAACTGCAGGGCCAGGGTCAGGGTGGCGCTCACGGACCCCTTGGGCTTGGGGTCCTGGGCCTGCAAGGACTCCAGGGCCTCCCCCCAGCCGGGCGGGGCCCCGGGGTTGGTCTTGAGGATGGAGACCGGGGCCCGCTGGGACAGGGTCTGGCCCCACTCGTACACCTCGTGCATGGAGCCCCCGGACAGGGCCGCGGCACACAGCAGGTAGCGCAGGGCGCGACCGGCGTTGCTCTCCCAGTACCCCCGGTCGGACACCTTGTCCCCGCTGGCCGACCCGGACAGCAGGTACCCGGCGCGCATGGTGGCCTCGGCGGGGGCGTCACACCCGCGCACCATGTCCCACCGGGCGTCGTTGGGCACCCCGATGGTGGCCCCCAGTCCCTCCGGGTTGAACACCCGCACCGGGCCCTGGTCCTTCCGGTGCTCCACGGTGTTGAGGTACAGGTCGGTGCGGGTGCTGGTGCCCAGCCCGCCCCCGGGCAGGTCCACCACGTGGGCCGACAGCAGCCCGGTCTTCCAGGACCGGGGCTCGGCGAAGATGAGCACCACGTCCTCCAGGGACGCGTACAGCCAGCGCCACCCGGACCGGCACAACTCGATGCCCACCTGCCGGGCCGGGGTGCCCCCCAGCCACGTGGGGCGGTGCTTGATGGTCAGCCCCGGCCGGGTGTGCAGGGCCTTGCGCCGGGCCGCGGCCAGGCTGACGGTCTTGACCAGGTCGAACCCCGGGGCCAGCCCGCGCGGGCGCCCGGCCCCGGCGCGCACCGAGGCGATGGCCCCGGCGATGACCAGCACCGCCACCAGGGCCACGGCCAGGGTCACGCGGCCTCCCGCCCGCGCTGCTGGTCCTCACCGACGGCGTCACGCCGGGCCTGGGCCGCGGCCCGGGCGGTGGCCGCGCGCCGGCGGGCCTTGACCCCGTCCACGGCCCAGCGCCCGCGCCGGTACACGCGGCGCACCACCGTGTAGTGGGCCACCAGCCAGGCTGCCAGCCGGGTGGGGGGCTCCAGGCGGGCCTCCCGGTAGTCCAGCACCGCCCCCACGGCCACACAGGCCTCCGCGGCCAGCAGGGTGACCACCCCGGGCCAGGTCAGCACCTCCACGGCGAACACCGCCGCGAACCACAGGGCCGCCCCCAGGGCACCCGCCAGCACCAGCGCCCCGCACAGCAGCACGAACCACACGCGCCCGGACAGCCTGGACAACATCAGGACTCCCCGGCGAGGGCCGCGATCTCGTCCTCGAGCTGGCGGTCGGTCTTGCCGTGTTGGGTGATGCCCAGCTCCCCGGCCCGGCGACGCAGCCGGCGCCGGCGGTCCCGGGCGGTCTCCGGGGGCGGTGGAGGCTGCTGGGGCAGCCCGGGAATGGGGGCCGTGGGGGGGTCCGGTGGGGGGTCCAGCCGGTCCACCGTGGCCCCCAGCTGGGCCGTGTGTGCCACAGATGCCAGCACCGTCGTGTGCCGTGCGTGTGCCACACGGCGGCGCGCGGCCTCGTCGGCCACCACCTGGTCGGCCAACCGGGTGCGCATGGCGGCCGCGTCGGCCCCCAGTCGTAACAGAACGTGGTCCCACGCCGCGGAGCGCAGCGTCTCGGTGGTGGGCTGGGCAGGGCGCAACCAGTAACGCCGCATGTGGGGCCTCCTGGGGGTGAGGCAAGTGGTGCCGGTGGTGTGAAGGAAGCGGGGACACGCCAGGCGTGTCCCACGTATCCCCTGGCCGGATACGGTACACAGATCCGGTCCCCCATGGGTCACCCCCCCGGTGGTGGTGGGGCCCCCGGAGAGGGTGTTTAGTGGGGAACCATGACGCTACCCACACCACCGAGGGCCCCCGTCACGCCGGACGAACGCGTGGCCGGGGAGGTGCGCGCCGCCATGGCGCGCCAGAGAGTAACCGGGTACCAGCTGGCCGAGCAGCTGGGCATGGGGCGCCAGTCCATGTGGCGGCGCCTGGACGGCAAGACCCCGTGGCGGGCCGGGGAGCTGATCGCCGCGGCCGCGCTGCTGGACGTGCCCCCGGCCACCTTCCTGGACGTGTACAACCAGGCCCGGGCCGAGCTCGCCGACGCCGGATAGCCGCTGGGGGGCCCGGGACGCCACCCCCAGAGACGGCGTCCCGGGCCAAGCCACGGCGACCTCTCCCACCACCGAGGAAGAAGAGGGTCAGCACATGGCCGTAGCGAACGATAGCCCACCGGGCGGCGATCACGCCCCCTGCGATGCGGGTCCGCGCCCGCGTCGAGACCCGTGCGCGCTGTACCGCGCGCCGGACCTGTCCGGCACCATCGGGCAGGTGGTGGGGCCGTCCCTGGACGGGCGGTTCTACGTGGTGGTGTACGCGGACCCGGTGGACCCGGACCGCCGGGACCGCTGGCGGGCCACGTTCCTGCCCGCCACCGCGCGCCACCTGGAGTCCGCCCGGGGCGTGGTGGCCGGGCACACGGTGCTGCGGTGAGCCCCCGCCGGTCCGCGGAGTCCCGCAAGTCCCGCGCGCGCCGGGCCGTGGAGGGGCGTTACGTCCCACCCCAGGGGGCCACCCTGCGCGCGGCCCACCAGCTGGTCCATGACCTGGTGGACCAGGCCCACCTGCCCACCCCCCAGACGTGTACCGCGCGCACCCACCACGCCGACGGGGCCCACCTGGCCCTGGTGTTGGCCGACCAGTCCGGGTGGGCGCTGTGGGTGCAGCGCCTGGACCCCGGCCATGAACTGCACACCCTGCCCAGCGACACCCAGCCCCTCACCCAGCGCACCGCCGTGGGACGCCTGCACGGGCTGCGCGCCAGCGTGTCCGTCATCCTGCCCATGGGCACGGACCTGCTGGACCCCCACTCCGTCCGACCCCGACCCCCCCGGGGACCGGACGGTGCGGCGGGCCATCATGGCTCGCCGCGGCCCACCCCGGTACTCCCGTGCCCCCCGCGGGATGCCGGGGTGGGCTCCACGCCCCCCCACTCCACCACCGAGGAGACCTGACATGGCCCACACGTTCGTGCTGCGCATAGAGGACGACGACGCCGGAGAGCGGTTGCTGACCGCCCTGACCGCCGAGGACGGGCTGGTGCGGTTCCTGGTCCACGACCAGCCGCGCCCGGATGCCGACCCCGACGAGGAACCCACCAGGACCGAGCTGCAGGGCCAGCTGGTGGACCACGACACCGGGGAGGTGGACGTGCTGCTCACCCCGAAGTTCCCCGCCCCCCCGGCGCCGGCCCCGGCCGAGGAGGACTTCCCGGTGCTGGTGCCGCTGACGCTCCAGGAGGCCGCCCAGCTGGTGGCCGAGACCACCGGGGAACCGGTGGAGCAGGCCCCGGAACCGGAGTCAGCCGACGACGACACCCCGGTGGACGCGCCGTGAGGGTGTGGGCGGTGCTGGGGGCCGGGGCCGTGGGGCTGGCGCTGGGACTGGCGCTGGCCGGGGTGGCCCTGGCGGCCACCGTGGTGTGGGCCCTGCCCGGCAGCTGGAAGGCCGCGGGGACGTTCACCTGGAAGCGACTGGTGACCGTGTTGCGGGAGGTGAGCGTGCCGGAGGACAGCCGCACCACCGGGCCCATGACCCGCCCGCGCGTGGTGGTCCAGCTGGGCCACCCGGCCACGGCTCCCCTCAAGACCCGGAGGGTGGAGTGGTGATGGCCTGGAAGTGCCACGACGACCTGACCGGCGGGGTGATCGAGGGGGAACCTCGAGCGCTGGCCATCACCCTGGACGGCACCGCGCTGCGCACGTACGACGTGGCCCCGGACGACCTGGCCGTGCTGTTGCAGCGCCTGGGACATGACCTGGTGCAGGACGCCGCGCTGGAGCAGCTGGCCAACGGGCGGGACACCCCCCAGCCGGAACCCCCGCCCCCCACCCCGGCCCCGGAGCCCGCACCCTCCGCCCCTTCCGCCCCGTCTGCCGCCCCGGTGGACGGGGCGGACCTCACTCCGGACCCGGACCCGGACGAGGTGGACCCGGCCGACGAGACCACGGCCCGGCTCAAGGCGGTGCTGGTGTACGCGCGCACCGACGCCGAGGAGCCCGACGAGGCCAGTCCCGCGCTGACCGCCGAGGCCATGCTGCTGGACACCGACCGGGTGTGGACCCCGCGCGCGGTGAGCGAGGAAACCGGGCTGAGCCTGGCCGAGGCCCGCGCGGTGCTGGCCAAGGTGCGCCGCGAGCAGGGGGGCCGCTGATGGGCACCTGGCGCGACGAGTGGCGGGCCCAGGTGGCCGAGGGCCGTCACGACGAGGCCCTGTGGCGACCGGACCCCACGGACGTGCAGGACGCCGAGAACCGGTACGAGCGACGCGACCTGCTGGGGCCGCGCCTGGACGACGAAGGAGTGGCATGACCGACGTGCTGGAGTTCGAGACCGAGGCCGACGAGCCCGACCCCGCCCCCGTGGTGATCGACAGCCCAGGGGTGTACGACCTGGACGAGCGCACGTATCACGCCGACCCGGTCCAGGGCGGGTCGCTGTCCAGCACCGGGGCCCGCACCCTGATCAGGAAGACGCCCGCGCGGTTCCGGTACGACCAGCAGCACGGGCGCGAGGACCGCAAGGTGTTCGACTTCGGCCGGGGTGCCCACTTCCGGGTGCTGGGCCAGGGCATGCAGATCGCGGAGGTGCCCCACGACAGCTGGCGCACCAAGGCCGCCAAGAGCGCGGCCGTGGACGCCCGCCAGGCCGGGATGACCCCGCTGTTGACCAAGGACGTGGAGCAGGTGGAGGCCATGGCCGCCGCGCTGCGCGCCCACCCCACCATCGGGCCGCTGCTGTCGCGCCCGGGGCGCGCGGAGCAGGTGATGGTGTACCGGGACCCGGCCACCGGGGTGATGTGCCGGGTGATGGTGGACTGGCTGCCGGACGTGCCCGAGGGGCGTCGCCAGCTGGTGGTGGACTACAAGAGCACCGAGGACGCCAGCCCCCAGGCCTTCGCCAAGAGCATGGCCGATTACGGCTACCACCAGCAGGGGCCGTTCTACACCGACGGGGTGGTCCGCCTGGGGCTGGGCGGCCCGGGCGCGCCCCTGCCCAAGTTCCTGCTGGTGGTCCAGGAGAAGAAGCCCCCGTACCTGGCCGCCGTGTACAGCCCGGACGCGGCCGCGGTGGGGTGGGGTGAGGTGCTCAACCACCAGGCCCGCATGACCTACGCCCGGTGCGTGGAGCTGGACGACTGGCCCGGGTACAGCCCGGAGCCCCAGGAGCTGGGCCTGCCGTACTACCAGCTCAACGCCTACGAGCGCGCGGCCGACGCCGGCGCCTTCGAGTTCGACACCATCACCCAGGAGGACCTGTGAGCACGGAAGTCGCCACCACCGAGGCCAACGGGCCGCCCACCCCGCCCACCCCAGCCGTGATCGGCGGGGGCGCGCTGGCCCTGTCCTCGGACCAGACCAGCTGGACCAAGATGCAGATGGCCGCCCTGGCCCAGCTGGGGCTGGCCGATGCCCCCGAGGGCGACCTGATGGTGTTCATGCACCAGTGCCAGCGCACCGGGCTGGACCCGTTCGCCCGCCAGATTTACATGATCGGGCGCCAGGAGCAGGGCAAGACCAAGTACACCATCCAGACCGGGATCGACGGGTTCCGGGCCGTGGCCGAGGAGCACGAGCAGTACCTGGGCCAGGAGGACATTCTGTGGTGCGGCCCGGACGGGGCCTGGACGGACGTGTGGCTGGACGACAAGAACCCCCCGGTGGCCGCCCGGTGCGGGGTGATCCGCAGCGACAAGCGGGCCCCCATCCGGGCCGTGGTGCTGTTCCGGGAGTTCGCCCAGACCAAGACGTGGCAGGGCCAGGTGTCCCTGACCAGCATGTGGAAGACCAAGGGGGCCCACATGCTGGGCAAGTGCGCCGAGGCGGGGGCACTGCGCAAGGCCTTCCCCCAGCGGCTGTCCGGGATCTACACCGAGGACGAGGCCGGGGCCTTCGAGCGCGTCCCGGCCGAGCGCGTGGAGTCCACCCGGGCCCCCCAGTCCGCGGTGACCAGCGACGAGCTGGCCGGGGAGCCTGAGCCCCACGCGGACCCCGCCCCCACCGGGGAGCCCGTCACCCACGCCGACGACACCGGCCACCCGCGCATGACCGCCGACCAGTCCAAGAAGCTGTTCCCCCTGATCCGCAAGGCTCAGGTGGGGGACCGCAACGCGTGGGCCGGGCGCATCCTCGAGCGCGAGATCACCACCTTCGGGGAGGTGACCGAGGCCGACGCCGACAAGCTGATCGAGAACGCCGCGCTGCTGGTGGCCGCGGCCAGCGAGGACGCCACCGAGGACGCCGAGGTGGTGGAGGAGGGACCCGCCTCGTGAGGTTGAGCCCCGCGCACCAGCTGGTCCCCGTGTCCCCCCGGTCCCTGGCCCGCGCGTGCTGGGAGGACGCGGCCAACTGGAAGGGCGATGCCGCCGGCGCCGCGATCGCGTCCACCGTGTACGCGGCCAAGGTGGCCGGGACGGACCTGGAGGACCAGCTGGTGCGCAGGGCCCGCAAGCTGCTGGCCCGCGCCGCAGACCTGGACGCGCGTCCCCCGGCGCGCGCTCCCGGACCAGCCCCTGACCCAGTGCCAGAGTCCACGGATCCGCTGGCGCTGTTCGCTCCCCCGTCCGACCCAGGAGGCCCCCCACCATGACCGACACCGACGTCGACCCCGCCGACGCCACCCCCGCCCTGCTGCCCAACCGCCGGGCCAAGTTCAAGGGCATGTCCACCAACGAGGTGGGCGAGCCGTTGCCGTTCGGGGCCGAGGTGACCTTGAGCGTGACCGGGACCGTGACCGGGGACGGCCGCGAGATCCGCAAGGACGGGGTGGTGATCCACACCAGCACCATCACCGTGGACCGCGTCCAGTTCACCGACGTGGTCAAGCCCGAGCGCGACCCGGAGCTGCCCTACGACGACGACGCCGAGGACTCATGACCGTGACGTGGGAGCCCGAGGGCCCGCCCACGTCGCCCCCTCGGCTCCCCGTCCCCTCCCGCCGGGACCTGGAAGGCCCCACCCGCGCGGACCTGGAAGGGATGGCCACCTACCTGGCCGGCACCTTGCACATGCAGGCCCACACCCGCCCCCGCTGGGAGCGGCGCCTGGAAGTGCTGCGCCTGCTCCACGAGGACCCCCAGCTACTGGTGGAGACCGTGCTGGCCCTGGCCGACGAGACGCTGCTGGGGAGGGCCCATGGCCGGTGAGTACAGCGGCCAGGTGATCGACGCCTGGAGTGACCTGATGGACGCCGGGCTGCCCGAGCGCGCGGTCAAGGCCCTGCTGGTGCTGGCCGATGAGCTACATCTGGGCCAGCGCGTCACCCCGTGTGCCATGGCTCGACTGATGAAGCCGTGCCGGTCCCGGTCCACCGCCCAGCGCGCGCTGGCCGACCTGGCGGACTGGGGGCTGGCGCGGGTGGTGTCCACCGCCCACCGCGGACGCCTGACCACCTACGAGCTGATCACGCTGGACCTGGCCACCGGGTCCCTGCAGCTGGACCGCGTGCGGGCCCCGGTCCCCGGAAAGGGTGCCACCATGGTGACACCCAATCCTGTGGATAACTCCGTGGAGGACCCCGGAAAGGGTCCCACCCAGGTGGGACCCAATGACCCTGTGGATAACTCCGGGAAAGGGTCCCACCAGGACGCTAATGGGTCCCATTCGATCTTTAATGGGTCCCACCCAGGTGGTCCCCTTCCCGTAGGTTCCCGGGATTCCCGGGGGGCGCGGGCGCGTAGGGGCGCGCCCGCGCGCGGGCCCGCGCGCGAGGGGAGCCGCTCACCACCCCCCCCTAGGATCCCCCGAAGGAAGCGCGACCGGGACCCGGTCCGACGCCAGCTGCCGCTCGTGGCTTCCGTGAACGACACCGGCACCGCACACCACCGAGGAGCACCAGCTGTGGATCCCATGACGCTCGACCCCGAACAGGCCCGCTGCCCGGAGCACCAGGGCTGGCCCCGCGAGGAGGTACCCCACTGTGGGCCGTGCGGGGGCGCGCGGCGCGCGGCCGAGGGGGCCCAGGACCAGGCCCGGGCGGATGAAGTGCTGGACGAGGAGCACCGACTGGCCGCCGTGGCCGCCTGCGGCCAGCGCAACGGGTGGTGTGACCGGGACGGGTGGCTGCGCGCCCCCGGTCACCGCTACCCGTTCCAGACCGATCTGCGCTCCCGCACGGTGCGCTGTGATCACCACACCCGCCCGTGGGACCAGGTGGCCGCCGCCGACCGTGAGGACCAGCAGTGGCGCGAGCAGCTGTCCCGCAACCGTCCCCGCCCGGACACCGGGCACGGCCCGCGCAGGGCCGACCCGGCTCCCCCGGCCAAGACGGTGCCCTGCCCGGACTGTGACGTGGCGGCCGGTGCCCAGTGCCGCAACGAGCACGGCGGGGTGACGTCCACCCACGCGGCGCGGCGCGCGGCCGCCGCAAGCCAGCAGGCCGCGTCGTGAGGCGGGACCCCCACCGGCCCAAGTCCCAGGCCTGGTGGGCCGACCACACCCACGCCAAGACCGTGGACTGCGTGGGGTGGCCCAAGGGGTGTGACGCCGGCGTGTCCCAGCCGTGCGTGGCCCCCGACGGCCAGCCCCTGTCCATGCGCCCGGCCCACGAGGCCCGGCTGGCCAAGGCCCGCACCGACCACCCCCAGACCCTGCCCGTCACCACCGAGGAGACGTCACCATGAAACTGATCTTGCACCTGGAGCTGTCGGTCCGCTGGGGCCGTGACCGGGGCCGTGGGCGCGAAGGGCTGGGGTGGGACGCCGCGCCCCCCCACAGCGCGCTGCACGTCCTGGACGACCTCCCCGGGACCCGGGGGAACCCCGCGAGCGCAGAACGCGACTCAGCGCGTCCCCGCTTCCCGGACCAGGCCCATGACCCCACCGCGGCCAGCGACGTGTACGCCGGGGCCATCTGTGGCCACCGCTACCGGTCCCAGCCGGCGGGCTGGGCCGTGCAGTGCACCGAGCCCGTGGGGCACACCAAGGGCGGCTGCCTGGACGAGGTCACCTGATGGCCCTGTCCCTGCCGTCCATCCGCGCCGAGGGTGCGCACCGCACCGTCACCCTGGCCGACCTGCGGGACCTGGTGGAGGCCACCGGGCACCTGTCCGGGGAGACCATCGTGCGCGGCAACGCCATCCCGTTCCACGTGGCGGACCTGGGCAACCCGCTGGGGGGCCGCCTGATGACGCTGGCCCTGGACGAACCGGACCCCCCGGACGCCCCCGGTGAGCAGTGATGCGCGCCGGACACTGCTCGTCCTGCGGGCGCACGGTGGGCCGGACCCAGCGCGGGCTGGCGGTGGTGCACGGGCCCAGGAACAGCCGGTGCCCGGGGTCCCAGCTGCCCGCAGAGCCCATCACCCCGCCGCCCCCCCTGCCGCCCCGGGCGCCTCCCGACCCGACGCCCGAACCCCCGGGGCGTGCGGTGTCCCCGGCCGTGGAGGCCATCCGGGACCAGTGCAGCGTGGCCAGCGACCGGCTGTCCGCCGCCGCCACCGTGCAGTCCTCGAGCGCGCGGGAGGCCGAGCTGTCCCGCGCGGCCCACTACGCCCAGGGGGTGCTGGACACGGTGCGGGCCGTGCTGCGAGGGCCTGGGGGTGTGGCGTGAGCAGCCCGTCCCAGCTGCGCGTGGTGGGCATCGACAGCGGCTATGCCCGCACCGGGGTGGGGGAGCTGACGTACGACCTCGAGCGCGGGCAGGTGGTGGCCCTGACCACCCGGCTGGAGCGCAGCCACCCCCCGCTCAATCCCAGCGACGAGGAGACCGCCGCCCGGTTCACGCGCATGGCCCGGCGCACCGTGCCGGCCGGGGAGCGCACCACGTGTGCCAGCTGCGGGCACACGGCCACCGCCACCCCCCGGGACGTGGCCCTGGTGGTGCTGGAGGGCCCGGCGTTCGGGGTCAAGAGCCCCAACGCCCACGAGGGGTCCGGGTACTGGTGGAGCGTGCGCAAGCTGCTGGCCACCCGCGGCATCCCCACCGCGCGGGTGAACCCCATGCACCTCAAGCAGTGGGCCTGTGACCGCGGCAACGCCACCGACGACCAGCTGGCCTACGCCTTGCAACAGCTGTGGCCGGGGGTGATGGCCCCGGACACCGACCAGGTGGACGGGGGACTGCTGGCCCTGATCGGGGGGGCCTGGCTGGGGTGGCACCGGCTGGGCCCGCGTCCCCTGGTCCAGGCCCGCCACCTGGCCAAGATGAGCTGGCCCGGCGTGATCGCGGCCCGGGCGGTGGCCCGGTGAGCTCGGCGGTGTGCGCCCGGCCCGCGTGCCGGTGCCTTCCCACCCCCCAGGGGGCCGACCGCTACTGCTCGGCCCAGTGCCTGGCCACGTGTGATGCCCTGCGCCGGTGCCCCCCGGTGTCCCGTCTGGAGCTGCTGATGACCGACCACCACCGCCCCGTGGAGCTGCGCATCCTGCCGTCCACCCTGTGCGCGCTGGGGGCCTGCCACCACCCGGAGGCCCGCGAGAACTGCCCCACCGGCACCATCACCGTGTGCGAGCCCTGCACCGCGGCCGTGGTGGAACCGGACGGGGACCCGGACTACGTGACCGCCGCCCTGTGGCCGTGCCCCCCGGGACGCCACCTGGTGGTGCGCGTGGTGAGTCCGCAGGCCCCCGCCGCCGGGACCACCCCGTGACCCGGGACCCCTGGGCCGGGCACCAGTGGTCTCCCGGGCCGTGGCCGTCCCCCGTGAACCTGGACCAGGTGCTGGAGGAGCTGGCCGCGCTGGAGGAACCCCCGTGCGTGGCCGAGCTGGGGGAGGGCTGTGACTGTGAGTTCTGCGTGGACGCGGCCGTGATGGAGGAGCTGTTCCCGCCCCCGCGCCAGCTGCTGACCATCCAGCCCCTGGACCGGTACCTGTGATGGCCTCGGTGCTGCCCGTGACGTCCCTGGACGGGCTGGCCTGGCTGCTGGGGGTGATCGGGCTGGTGTCCGTGGTGGCCACCCTGACCGCCAGCGTCCACGAGCGGGCCAAGGTGCGCGCGGAACAGCGGGCCACGGCCATGGGCCAGGCCCTGCACGAACGCATGCGCGACCGCGACTGGGAGCGGGTCCAGCGGGAACGCATCCGGGCCCGGGGTTCCCCCACCGTCAAGCGCCACGGGCTGGGCCCAGGGTCCCGGCCTGCCGACACCACCGAGGAGAACCCATGATCGACCCCTACCCCCACCGGGACCACCAGCCGTCCCAGCCGTACTCCGAGCGCACCGCCCGCACCGTCCCCGTACGCATGCGGGTGCTGCCGGTGCCCGACGACGCCGGCGGGTTCCTGATCGTGTTCGACCGTGTGCCGCTGTCCCAGGTGGCCGCGTACGCCAGGCTGGCCGAGGACATGAAGGCCAAGACGGGGGCGGTGGGCGTGCTGACCGTGCCGGATGAGATCGACGCCCCCCAGGCCTTCGACCCCCGAGAGGTGAGCTGATGTTGAGCCCGGACGTGGACGAGGTGCGCGCCTTGACCGTGCGCCAACCGTGGGCCGGTCTGATCGCCAGCGGGCACAAGCTGGTGGACAACCGGTCCGGGATGACCCACTACCGCGGCCCGCTGGCCATCCACGCCGGGGTGACGTTCTCCGAGCAGGGAGGGTCCGACCCCAGGGTGCGCAAGGCCATGAAGCGCCGCCCGCTGGCCGCGGACTACACCGACGGGGAGCTGGGCCACCTGATCGCGCTGGTGGACCTGGTGGACTGCCACCCGGCCGCCCAGGTGCCGGGGGTGGCCACCTGCTGCGCGCCGTGGGGGGACCGGGAATACAGCTACGGGCGACGCACCAGCGTGGCCTTCCACCTGGTGCTGGCCCACCCCCGCCCCATCGACCCGGCCATCAAGATGCGCGGCCAGCAGGGGCTGTGGCGCCTGCCCGGGGCCGTGCTGATCCAACTGGAGCGTGCCGCGTGAACGAGTCCACGGCCCGGCTGGTGGCAGTGCTGCGCGAGCAGAAGCCCAGCCCCAAGATGGCCAGACTGATCGAGCGCGCCGAGCGCGACGAGTTCCACGACTTCCTGTCCCCGCTGGTGTTCCCCCAGCTGGCCCTGGCCGAAGCCCTCAAGGACGACCACCGCCACGCCCTGGCCACGCGGGTGCTCCGGGGGGAGTTCGACGCCACCACCGCGGAGGCCCAGGCCTGGGCCGACTCCCCGGACGGGCAAGCCACGTTCGCGGAGCTGGCCACCCCGGAAGGGCTGGCGCGCATGAAGCACGCCGTGGACGGGCTGGAGCAGGAGATCACGCGCGAGGTGTTCCACCGGGAGGAGCCGTGAGCGACCTGCCGCGGTTGCCGCGCGACACCCCCACGTGCTGTGACGTGGGGTGGATCACCCACGGCCAGCACCACCAGTGCGGGTGCGTGCGCTGGCCCGCGTACGTGGCCGCCCAGGTGCCGCCCCGCGTGGAGGTGCGGGTGGTCCACCCGGTGGTGGTGGACGTGGACACCACCCGCGCTCGAGGGACGCTGGCGCGCGTCAGGCGCGCGCTGGCCGCGCTGCGGGGGCCACGGTGAACGAGGTCCCCACCTGTCCCCAGTGCTCGCGCCGGCTCGCGCGGCACAAGCCCACCGGGGACCTGCACTGCAACACGTGCTGCCTGGCCTGGGAACCGGGCCACCTGGAGCTGATGGAGCAGGAGCGCCGCCGTGCCGCTGAGCGCTGACCAGCGGCGGGCCTACGGACCGGGCTGGGACCAGTTCTCGGCCCACATCAAGCACCAGCGCGCCGGCGGGCGCTGTGAGTGCACCGGGCAGTGCGGGTCCCGGCGTCACGCGCCCCACGACGGGGAACGCTGCCCGGCGGTCCAGGGGGAACCCAGCCCCATCACCGGGTCCGACGTGGTGCTCACCACGGCCCACTTGCCCGGCACCGCCCTGGCCACCCGGGACCCGGCCGACGTGCTGGCGCTGTGCCAGCTGTGCCACCTGACCATGGACCGCCCCCAGCACGCGGCCACCCGAGCCCGCAACCGGGCCAACGGCCAGGGCCCCGCGCTGTTCCAGCTGGCCGACCCCGGGAGCCCCCGTGGTTGACCCCCCCCCCCCGCCCCCCCCCCCCCCCCCCCCCCCCCCCCCCCCCCCCCCCGGCCCCCCCCCCCCCCCCGGCCCCCCCGCCCCCCCCCCCCCCCCCCCCGGCCCCCCCCCGGCGAGAGGGCGCCGACGCCCGGCGGGGGCGCGCGGCCGGGCGC